TCCTTCGAGGTCGCGTTGAGTGAGATGATCGAGTGTGCCGACTCGTTGCCCGAAAGGGTTATTGAAATGATTGGGAGTGGGAGTTTCTTGAGTATCGTGAGCCATAGATTTGTTGGGATGCGATCGCTTTCAACGAGCGCGTATTTGTAGTGGGAGATTGTTTCTTCGGCGCGGCGGCTGGCCTTACCGAGTCGTTCAATAAAGGTTTTGTCCCCGCTGACGGGGTTGAGGAGGAACCACGCGCCAACGCGGTTGTATTTGACGAGGCGGTCCACCATGCCGCGAGGCGTGGCGTATCCCCAGACGAGTTGGCCTTGGCTACGCTCGTCGGTGAAAATAACGGTCTTCTCGCCCTCCGCGTAGAGCACGCGAAGATAGTCGTCCACCGTGACGCCGCGAGGGTCCAGCGGGCTCAGAGCCTCGATCTCCTCGTAGGCGGTTTCGCCCTCGGCAGTGGCTTCTTTGATGGCCTCGGGGTCGATGTCGTGGCGCGGGATGTAGTGTGCGCGGTTATTACACCCTCCTCCGCGGACCTTGCGAAGCGTGTTAGCCACTTCCCCCGGCTGGGCGGGGCGGGACATCCAATAGTCCACCCACGCCTCGATGTCGTCATCCTCCAAGCCAGAGTTCACCAGCGAGTTTACGACGAGGTAAAGCCAGCGGTGGCAACCTTCGCCCGCCGCCGGAGACTCGGGAAGGCCGATGCTACTTGGTTCCAGTTCCTTCGGGTCGATCATTTGAGGTGGATGGGGATTTCTTGAATATCTGGTCGTAGTTCTCCCGATATTTCTTCCAATCGGTTCCGGCGCGGGCCTGTGACCCTGTTCCAACTCTTACTTTTTTTAGCTCTATTGTTTTGCTCATAAATTTCTTGGCAGACGCGGCGGATGCGCTTTTCGTTGAGCCCTAGCGCAAAGGCCGCGACCGCAAAGGCGTCGGAGTTGAAAAACCGCATTGCTGCATCCCTTTCGCTCTTGAGTTCCAGATCGGCACGGGCCTGTTCGATGATCGCGCAGAGGACTCGCCTGGCTCCAATCGTGTCCAGTGGCGGAAACTTATTTGACATAGCTTTTCGTGAGGTTCGCTTCGGCTCCGACGGGGAGATCGGCGCACCAGTCGGGTGCGGTTGCCATGATGGATTCGATGTCCTTGAGGGCGTCATCCGCTTTGTCCTCATCGACGAGGCAGACGACTTCGTCGTGGATTCGCATGATGACTTCGTAGCCCTTGCGATCGAGTTCCGACACGCGATCCATGAAGATGTCGCGGGCAAAAGCCTGCGTGAGGTTTTCGGCGAGGAGTCCGCCATAGAGCTTGCTCCGCATCATTTTTCCGTTGCGCGGAATCACGCCTGAAAACTCTCCGCGCTCCCCCTTGATCTCGCGGTAAACCAACTCGCGCCCCCGCGGGAGACGCACATTGAGGGTCGCTCCTGCACTTTTCTCCAACGCAGCTTGCAGCTTGCGCCAAAGGGTCACGATTCTTGGGTTCGAGGCGCGGTAGTCGGCGACAATGCGCTCCGCCTCGGCAGGCGCGATTTCCAGCCCCGCCATCATCTTTGCGACGACCTGGAATTTCTTAGCCCCACACCCAAAGCCGAGCCCTAGCACACGGGCCTTGGCGAGTTGGCGCATCGACTTGTCCACCTCTTTGAGCGGGCGCAAGTCGGAGTAGCCCATCGTGGCGCGAGCGTGTGCCTCGTAAACATCAACGCCAGTCCGCAAAAGATCGAGCGTCGCGTGGTCGCCAGCAAGCCACAGGATGCAGCGGGCTTCGATTTGCGCGAGGTCACAAACGACGAGCATCTTGCCCTCGGGCGCTTCGATCATCGAGCGGATGTCCACGCCAGAGACGATGTCCCTAGGGAGGTTCTGGGCGTTCCAGCCGCCACTGCCCGAGTCGCGCCCTGTAGTCGCGCCAAAGTATTTCAGGTCGTAACCCATCCTCCCGTCGGGGCGGGTGCGGGAGAGCATGGTCTGGATCGTTTTAAGGTGCTTGTTCGCCTTTCGGTGTTCGCGAATAGCGGATACCCATGGGAACTTGTCCGCGAACTCCTCCTCCCACTGCTGCGCTTGATCTTCTTTTTCGGCGAAGCTGTCGGGAGCCCAAATCCCCTCGACCGCGCACTGGTCGCGCACCGCATGGAGGCTCAAAGCGGGCCTCGCTGGGTGCCACGGCAACAGGTCGCGGGTTTCGTTGGAGGTCTGCTCCAAAGTTACGCTCGCATGGAATAATTTTTTGATATTTACCGGCACGCCGCGCATCGTCATTTCGCGGGTCATGCGGGAAATTTCGCGCTCGTGCTCCGGCCACTTGTCGCCGTGCCGGAGCCAAAGGTTCAAAGTGTTCTCTGCATCGCCGATCGCGTATTTCTCAACCTCGGCGCGGAAGTCCGCATCCATCGTCTCCCAGCGTTTCCCCTTCATCTTGTCTCGAACATCCTTCGAGACTTCGGTGCCAAGCAGGAAGTGGCTCGCCTCTTTGAGTGAGCGGGGGAACCCGAGGAACGCCGTCATGTCGGCGGTGTCGAAGATGTCTTTCGCGATCACTAACGGGACGACCCGAGCTTCGATCAGTGCGCCTAGGAGCGTGAGGTCAAAGGCCGCGTTGTGCATCACCCAAGTTCCTCCGTTCACGCAGGGGCTTCCGTCTGTTGAATCCCACGGAGCACTTTTCGGGTGCCCGACATAACGGAGCCCGTCGTCTCCAACAATCGAGACGAGGTAGATGTCGGTGGCGCGGGCGTAGTGCCAAGCGCCCATGTCTCCCACGGTGCAGTCCTTGGAGTAGAACGATTCAAAGTCGATGGCGTAGGTCGGCATTCAGAAGTGTTCGGGTTGCGAGGTTAATACACCCCGCAACCCTTTTTGTTTACTCCTTGTGAGTTAATGCACGGCCAAGCTCGTGCCCGAAGTTTCCCGCGTTCTCTTCAGAGAACGGCGCAGCCCTTCCGATAGACGCGGCCAAAGCGAGGATTGCTGGGGCCAAGTCTCCGTCAACTCCGTCAAACTGAACATTTGCGCGGAGCCAGTTAAAGTCTTCGATGACTGGGTCCATCTCACGCGAGGGTTCGTCAATCATGTAAAGCGAGGTTTGAGGCTGGTTCATATCAAGCGAGGGTTGAGATGAGTTCCTTTTGAGCCTCGGTGACAAGGCCAGCCGAACGAATGGTCGGCGTCCACCACGACTTGTCGGCTTTTGTCATAATGACGCTGCCCAAGTCCCACTGCCCGCCCTTCAAGCCGGTAGCGGCAAGGTGGGTGCGGAGGCTGGTTGCGATCGGCACAGCCACGCCGCTGTAAGCGGTCGAAGCGAAGGTCGCCACGGCGCGGGTGTAGCGGGTGCCATCCGAAGCGATGTTGTAGAACAACGGTTCGGCGTCATCGCTGATGTCATCCATCGCTTGAATCAAGAACTCAACCGTGGCGATCTCGGAGAAGAATCCGGCACCGCGGGTCCAGTGGACTTGACCACCGGCTTCGCGCACCTCGGAGGCGCTGTTAAAGAGCCTCGCGGGGTTCTGCTCGCGGTCGTCGTATGGGATATTCTCTTGATACTGCTTCATCATTTGAAGCGCGATGACGCGCATGGGAACGCCCTTCTTCTTGTCAGTAGGGTCGATTTTGGAAATCGCGTGTTGCTTGTCGAGAACCCAAGTGCCAGGGCTGAACTGGTCAGCGAGGACACCCGTTTTATTGACAAGGTTGATGCGCGGGAGGCGTGTGTCTGAGGCACTCCAGTCGCCGACCAGTCCCTTCTCCGCGAGCGCGGTGGTGGTTGTGATGTTGGCGAGGGCGTTGCTCTCGGGTTTCGTGGTCGCGAGTTGTTTGGACTCGGTTGTCGTGGTGGTTTCGTCGAATGTTATTGTTGCCATTTTTGGTATTTTTCGGTTTTGGTTTTTGCTCTGGGGTGGGGGTTAGACCTTATGAGGTTATTACTCGTTCAAAAGTTTTTTGATTTTTTTAAGAACGAGATCGTGCCCTCGACTTTCGCTGCGTTGGCGTCGATCAGCTTGTCGCGTAGAGCCGCTTTGGCTTTAGCCATTTGCCCACGCTCCGCGGTGCGGGAGTAGGCTTTTTCCAACTCGCCGATTTTTAGTTTGGCGCAGGCCGCAAAAGCCTCCGGCGTGATTTTTTCTTTCACGACTTCCCAAGCGGCTTGCGGATCGGTGATCTCAAACGCGCTGCTCCGTTCGGCGAGTTCCCACCCTGGAATTTCCACGCCCGAGAGGCGAAGCTCCAAGGCCCGCGCATCCACTTTCTCAGCCCAGCCTTTGAGGATGGGAGCGAGCTTTTTGGCGAGTGCCATTTTCTCGGGATCGGTGATGACCGCAGGGTCGTATTCAGGTGGTAGCGCGAGTTCTTCCGGCTGATACTTGCTGGCGATCGTGAGCGCGAGGCTGTTGAGCTTGTGGCACTGTGCGCGGTTATTACACCAAGCGCAGTGACCGCCTGTCTGGTAGCTTGCGGGGTCGTTTCGTTTGGCGGCGGCGACGATGGCAGTGACCGCAGCGACAAGCCGGTCGTAATCCGCATCGCGAGTCCACTCCACGACATCAATGATGCCCTGGAAGGGGAGCAACACATGAACAGTTATTTTGTTTATGTTGGGGTGTGCATCCCAAATTCCGACGCTGTAAGCCCAAAATTGAGGCGAATCCGCTTCATATTTCCCCCATGCGAACTTGTAATCAACCAATTCGGCGGTGTCACCGTGAAGCATGATGTGGTCGATGTGCCCGAACTGATCGAGCACGATGTAGCGCCGTTCCCGAATTTCCTCCAGCCCTGCTCCGCACTTCTCGCGAAGCTGCCGGAGGTATTGCAGGCAGAGCCCCGCGCATTTGCGAAGGAACTCGTCATCGGCGGGGATGACATCGAGGTTCTCTTTTTCGATCGCGAGGTGCCCTAGGGTGCCGCGGTCAGCAGCGGTGGTGTCTCGCGTGTTGTCGTTGCGAAAGCCTGGGCATTTCGCTTTTTCTTTGAGTGACGACGGAGAATGCTCCGCGTGTTCTTTTTCTGTTGGTGCCGCCGCGATCGACACCTCTGCTATGTCGCGGTTGGTTTCCTTTGTCATAATTCCTTCGTTCAAAATTTGCTGATTCTCGCGCTTGTGGCGTGTGAGGTGCAGAGCGGCCTGCTCGACTGTTCCTGGCGCGTAAAGGCGCAGCGCCAGAGCGCGGTTTTTCGCCCCGACCCGCCGCACTCTCCCGATCGCTTGTTCCTCCGCGGTGCCTGAAAATTGCGGGCAAAGAAGGGCCGTGCGTGGCGCGTTACCGTGCGTGTCGTGGAGGTCGATGGATTGACCTCCGGCACCGATTTGAACAACGAGACAGCGCAGCACATTGGCCTGAAATCTATCGCGGCTTGCCTGTCGCAATTCCTGCGACACCCTCCCGTCAATCGTCTCGCTCATCTCCCCCAGCAATGCGGCGGCTTTGTCGATCGACTCGTGGAAATTGAGAAACAACACAACGCTCCCGCCTTCTTCGACGATCTCTTTCGCTCGCTCCACGAGGTAGGGGACTTTGATGAGTTCGATCGCTTGGCGTTGCCGGAGGTTCTTCACCGCAGCGGGGTCTTCAATGTCGATCATCTCCGAGTAGAGTTTGAGGATTTCGTCGCGGTCCTCGCTCGAAAGATGGATCGGCTCATCGCAGAGCCGGAGTTCGGGGAGTTGGTCAGACAGCACGGCATCCAAGGTGCGGTTGCCGCGACTCGTAAAAATGGAATGGTGCAGATGCTCCATGCGGAGCTTGTTCTCGGGAGTCTTCGGGTCCCATTCTAGACCGCCCCAGCGCCCGTTCTCAGCCCCCATCTTTCGCACCCAGCCCCAGAACGCCCTAGGGTGAAACAAGCCGAGCTTCGCCCCGATCGCTTTCATGCGAAGCGGGCTCTCCGCTGCGGTTGCCGAGAGCATCAGCACGCGGTAGGGAGCGGCTTCGAGCATCTTGCTGTTCGTGCTTTTGTAGCCTGCGAAAACATGAACTTCGTCCACGACCAGGAGGAGCGTTTCAGGAGTCCACTTAAAATCTTTGCCTGACTTTTTGACCCATGGGGTGTTTCCCGCACGGAGCTTTTCAGGGTTTTCGACAAACACCGGCTCGATGCCGAACGCCTCCAGAGTAGCTTGCCACTTGGCTTTAACGCTCTTGGGGCAGACGACCCCTACGGGGAGACCGTAGCGACGGGCTGTTTCGCAGGCGATGATTGTCTTGCCGCCCCCGCAGCCGGTCGCCTCCAGCGAGGCTCCGTTGGCGTCGAGACTCGCGAGGTTTTTCTCCACCGCGTCTTGCTGGAATGGGTAGAGGGAAAACTTCATTCCTCCTCGAAGCCTGCAATCTGGGCGGCACAGCGGGCATAGCCCGCAATGTCCACATAGGAATCGCGAGTTGGCGTGTAAACAGCCCGTGCGATTTTGAGGAGAATCATCAGGTGAGCCACATCCAACGGCGAAAGCTGGGCATTCGGGTCTTTTCGGGCCTGAATATAGGCATTCCAGTGGGCCGCGATTCGCTCGTGGTTGGGCGTCGCTTTGTCGTAATCGCGGCGACGATCGCCGGTCGTCACTTCAATGGCGGTTTGAAGAATCGAGGTTGTGTGGTTATTACTCATTCACCAAAGAAGACTCGCGGAGGATTTCGATAAATTTTTCGGCGGAGAGAACCACGATCCATTCGTGGTCGTTCCGCTTGTGAAATACGACAGGGATTTTCCCTGGCTTGGCGTCGCGCTGCGCCTGCTCAAGCCAGACATAAGGGTTCCCCGCCTCCACCCTTTTGCACTCGATGTGCAGCGGTAGAGAGTCGCACACGACATCGCTTTCGGTCAGACCGAAGCGCCCTTGCGAGAACTGGACCCCACGCTTCGCGGGGAACCCCTGATCGGTGAGAAATCCGGCAAGCTCGCGCTCGCCCCGTGCGCCCTTGGCGCGTGAATTGATTCGCTTGCTCATATATTAAAAAGTGAAGTTCGCCCTTTGCACCAGCGCACCAAGTCAGCTTCGCGATAGACGAATTTTTTGAGGCCCAGTTTTTTGTATGGGAGGTTCATAGCTTGACGCCAGTAAGCCAGGTTTCCCCGACTTACTGGACGACCTAAAAGCTCTGAAAGTCTTTCCAGAGCCCGATCCGCTTCGTAGCTCGTTTCCGCAGGAACTTCGGCGGGCTTTGCCCCGACAATTTCCAAACGGATTTTACCCCCTGGTCCCTGCTCTGCTTTGAAGTAGTCGCATTCCAGAATCATAATCTTAAATAGCGATACCTCCTCAAATAGAGCCTGAGAGCCCTTCGGATGATCCACGACGCGGTTTTTTTCATTCGTTTTTGTTCAAGCTCCAGACCCTTTTCGATGTCTGGCGCTGATGGAAAAGATCGAATCTGTTTAGGATTTCGAGGGTTCATCATGCGGCAACCCAATCAACTCAGGGTCGTCCAAAGCGCACTCAGCGGAGTCTTTCAAAAACTCTAGGCTGAGAACATCAACGGAAGTTCCCGATTTAGCAGAAAGCTCCTTTAGGGTTTCGGCCAATTCATTGTCGATTGTCAGGGTTAATATCATATACGGTTATATTATTTTTATTTTGATGGTTTGGTTATTACACGCCCTGGGGAGAAAGTGTTGAAATGGAGTGAAGTTCTGAGGGGAACGCTTGTTTTTACTTCGAGAGCTTTTTGTGAAGAACCTTGGCAAGCTCGATGATCTTCGGGTCCATCCCGTCTTTAGCGCGTTCTCTTGGCGAATCGCTTTGCATGGTGAGGGATTTTTTGGCTTGCTCAAGGAAGACCCCACTCGGGTCTTCTTTTTCTAGGTATTGTTCGGTTGCTTGACGCATTAAGGCGCTAATTGAAACGCTTTTATATGCGGCCATAATTTTTAAGGCGTAGTGGACCTCGTTGCTTTCAACATACGAGACGCGACTTGTTCCTTCTTTTAGTTGGTTAGGCATATTGTTCCTTTCGTTGTTTTCGCTGTCGGGTTGTTAGACAACGCAACCCGAAAAATGTTCACCAAGTTAATAACCCGTCAAGTTTATTTTCCCTCGCATACCTCCGAACCCGTTCGGGGGTTATTGAAAACCAACCTTCTGCGCTGACTTTTGAGACGAGGGCTTTGTAGTGTTTATTGAGCATGGCGGGAGAGTTCCCCGCAATTTCCGCTGTCATCGCGGCGTTCCGGTGCAGAGCCAGGTGGTATGAGCAGAACGAGTGCCGCAGTGCGTTTTGTTTGGTCTCCACCCCGCAGGCTTTCAATCGAGCTTCATCGAGACTCTCGATTTTGTGTGTCGGGACGATAGGCCCTGCCTGCGGCCCGAACTCTTTCAGCCATTGCTTGAGGCACTCGGGGATGTCCAGAGTCCGCCCAGTGCGGGTTTTTGTGATTTCAGGGCCGAGGCGGATCATTTTTTCGTCGAACAAGACATCAGCCATCGTGAGTTTTTTGTTCGAGGCTTCGGAGCGTCTTGTTCCTCCGAACGCCATCAGCGCCACATATGGCAGATATTTTCTGTCAGTCGCGATGAAGAGGCGGCAAAGCTCCGGTGGGGTGTAGAACACCGGCGTCTCGTCGCGCAGAGCGGGAAGGTCGCAGTCGATATTGACTTTGTCCTCGGAAACAAACCGCTGTTTTCTTGCGAACCGAAGCATCGCCAAGAGCGTCCCGAACAAATTGTGCTTCGACCTCGCGTTGTATTTTGAGGCTCTCAGGAAGGCCAGGTATTCTTCGGGCGCAATCGTGTCGATGTGCCGCTTGCCGAACTCCGGCTCCCATACATTCCGGTGGTGGCGTAGCGTCTGGTAGTAACGCTGCGAAAGTCCTCGCTCCTCGGCGCGGGCGTAGAACGCATCATAGACCTCGGAAAAACTTTTGGGATTCGCCGAAGTGTATTCGTGGAATTTCAAGTAGAACTCGACCGCGACATGGAGCGGGATTTTGCCGAGGCGTTGGCGGCACTCGTTGAAATAAACGATGTCTTCCCCGCAGAGCATCGTGGCTGCTCCGTCGCTAGTCGCGAGATGTTTCACGATTCGCTCCGCCTCTATCATAGCCGCGGCTTCTTTGTTGTAGGATTTGTTGTAGGTCTTCTTGCCTACTTTCCATTTTAGGCGGTGCGTTGTGTATCCGTTGCGAAGCAGTTTTGAGATTCTCACTACGGCGTGTCCGCAGCGCATGACCGAGTTTTTTTCGTCGATGTTTTCAATTTGGGTTTTCATTTTTTCCTTTCTGGTTTTGTCCCAAAAATTGGGACAAAGTGTGTTTTGCGGTGTAATAACCTATACAAAGAATAATACACCGCAACGAAAAAACCCGTAGGCTTGCGTAGGAGAACCAGAAATTTGTCCCCGAAAAATTAGGACAAAAAAGAACGGAGCCTACGGGGCTCGAATTCGTGTATGAAATTGTATAAGGTATTACCAAAAAATATATTGTGTAAAAGCGAAATTGACTGTGTCCCAAGTTAGACCTACCTTGTCCTGAAATGGTTCAAAATAAAGTTGGGATTTTTGTCGATGACGGCAAAACACCGGTCCCAAAAAATAGCATTGTTCGCTATGGCTATGTTTATCCTCCGGGCACCGCGGATTGGACGATCGAGCTTCACGCTTACCGAGCATTAGCAAAAGACGGCACGCCGCGAGAGGAAAATTTCAAGCGGGCCGCAATGATGTTTTTCTCGAAAAACTCGGAGCCGTTTATCTGGCATCCGTGGGCCGACGATATGCTCTATGAGTGCTGCTACTCGCAGTTCGTGGGCTTTGCGGGCTGCGGTTCGTCGGGCAAGTCGGATTTCATGGCGGTTTGGATTTTGCTCAACTGGCTCGCCGCGCCTTATCACACGCTGGGGCTTCTGACCTCGACTTCAATTCGCGATTCCAAGAAGCGCGTTTGGGGTGCGGTGGCCCGCTATTGGCCTGCGATTGCACCTGTCGCGCCTGCGAAGCTCACGGACACGCCGACTCCGGCGATCTATGTGATGCGCGACAAGGTTCGCATGGAGCAGGCAGGCGTGTATCTCATCCCTGCCGAAGCGAAGAAGACCAATGAGGTGACGGGCAAGATGCGAGGCATGAAAGCGCCGCGAGTCTTTCTGGCAGCGGATGAGTTGTCGGAGCTTTCCCACTCGCTCCTAGACACGGCGATGAGCAACCTCGCGAACAACGCGGTGCTCCACATCTGCGCGGCGGCGAACCCTGTTTCTTACTACGATCCTTTCGGAAAATTCGCGGAGCCGCAAAACGGATGGGGCAGTATCACGGTGAACGACGATCGCTGGGAAACCAAGCTGGGTGGGGTTTGCCTGCACTTCGACGCGATGCGGAACCCGAATTATTTGGCGAAGGAAAATCTTTGGCCGATTCAAAAATGGGAAAAGATCGAGGAAGCGGTGGAGCGCCTTGGCGAGGATTCACCGATGTTTTGGCGCGACTACCGCGGCTTCTGGCCCCCGCAGGGCGTGAGCAAAGCGATCTACTCGGAGAGCGAGATCATCAAGTTCAAGGCGGATCAGCCGCCGGTCTGGCAAGGCGCGACGACGCGGATCGCGGGCGTTGATCCCTCGTTTGTTTCGGGTGGAGACCGCTGCGTGCTGTTCGTTGGGAGCTATGGCTTGAACAAAGACGGGGTAGAGCAGGTATCATTTGATACCTTCCATTTTGTCGAGGACGACGCGACCTCGAACGAGCCGCGCACCTTTCAGGTGGCGGCGAAGATCGCCGAAATTTTGCGGCGCGAGCGGGTGCAGTCTTACCACCTCGGAGTCGATGTGACGGGCGGGGGCGTGCCGTTTTGCGATGCGTTATCCCGCGTTCTAGGTAGCAATGATTTTCTTCGGGTGCATTTCGGCGGGTCTCCGAGCGATCGGTCTCTCTCGGCTTACGATGCGACGAAAGCCAACGACAAGTATGTGAACCGCGTCACCGAGCTTTGGTTCGGTGCCAAGGAGTATTTACAGAATGGGCAACTGCGCGGCATTGGCCCCGACCTCGCCCAGGAAATGACGGCCCGCAATTTCGAGACTCGCAAATCGGGCGGGATGAAATTGTGCGTCGAGCCGAAAGCGGACATGAAAGCGCGGATGGGGCGCTCCCCCGACATCGCCGACGCGGCGTTTGTTTTATTGGAGGTGGTGCGCGAGCGGATGGGCCTTCGACCGCCCCAGGAGAGCGGATCGCGGGTTGCCCGCCCTTGGCGCAAGATGATGGGGCGCTTCGATGTCAAGCGTAATTCGCCTTGCCTTTTGGACGCCTAGGTGTAATAATTCTGCAACCATGGAAGCTGTTGAATACCCTTTGACGATCGAGCAAGGTTCCACTTTTCAGAAGCAATTTCGCTGGAAGGTGGACGGGCAGGTTATGAACCTGACGGGTTACACGGCCAAGATGCAGGCCCGCAAGAGCTACGGCGGTGCGGTTGGTTTTGAACTCAGCACCGAGAACAGCCGGATTTTGTTGGGCGGCGCGGGGGGAACGGTCTCATTGGAGATGGCTCCTGAAGAAACGGCGGCGCTCCCTGTGGGAAATTTTGTTTACGATTTGGAACTGACGACCGGCGGCGTGGTCCGCAAACTTATTCGCGGCACGGTGGTTGTGCTGCCGGAGGCAACGATCTGATATGGCGGAGATTATCGAAATTATTGGCTCGGGATTGACTGGCCCCCAGGGGCCCCGCGGGTTGCCTGGGTTGAACGGAGCCCCTGGAGCCGCTGGGGCGCAAGGTCAGATTGGCCCCGTCGGCCCCGTCGGCCCTGTCGGCCCTCAGGGTTTGCAAGGCGACAAGGGCGACCGCGGGCTGCAAGGTCCTAAAGGCGATAGCATTGTCGGTCCCCAGGGCGAGCGCGGGTTAAAGGGCGACAAAGGCGACCGCGGCGTGGAAGGTCCTATGGGCCCCGTCGGCCCCGTCGGCCCGTCTGGCGGACCAGGCCCCGCTGGGGCGATGGGCCCCCGTGGTTTTCAAGGTTTGCGCGGCGACCCAGGCCCCCAGGGCATCGAAGGCCCCCGCGGATTGCAGGGCGTGCAGGGCAATAAAGGCGATACCGGCGCAGTCGGGCCCGCAGGTCCCCGCGGTTATACCGGCCCGCAAGGCCCCCAGGGCGAGGTTAGCAAAGGGTCAGTTATGGCTTTTAGCATCGCTCTTGGAGGCGTGTGAAACAGCAATACACCGGCCCTTACACCTTCGACCTCGCCACGCGCACGATTACGCTGGCGGGTATTGAGGTTCCCCAGGAGCGATTGGCACTGATCGTTAATTCGACGGTCGGGTTTATTTACCACAACCTCGAACACGAACCGACGGCGCAGGTCACGATCTCTGGCGGCGACACGACGATTGTTTTTCCGCAATACAAGGACTGCGAGACGCATCGCGATTCCGACGCGTTGTCGATTTTTTATGACGATGGCGTCGATCTTGGACAGTTGATTAAGGACGAGTCGGACGAGACGCAGGCGTTGTTGCAGGCCGAGTTTGACGAGACGCAGACTTTAGTTTCTGCGTTCAAGGACGAGTTCAAGGACGAGATTGACCACACCCAATCGGTTTTAGAGACGCGGCTGGAGGCCATCGACATTACTCTTGCAGACTTTCAAGCCGAGGCTTTGGCCGAGTCCAATGCTACGCAGAATTTTTTGAGCGATACTCTGCGTCCTGTTTTGGATGGTTTTAAGACCGAAGCGAAAAGCGAGTCGGATGCGACGCAGACGCTTTTGAACCTCAAGCTCTCGGGGCTGATTAACGGGTTTTTGGGGCTGGACGCCCTCGCCAAGTATTCTGCGGAAAATGGGGTCGAGATTGATTTCACCCCCGGGGGATACGGCCCGTCGCAGATTGTGTTTTCGCAAGGCGGCACCCCTATTAAAACGATCAATCTCACTTATGACGCGAGGGGGGCTTTGGTTTTAGTTTCCGCTTGATTTTTCGCTTGTTTGATGTAATAACCACATAACCCGTGAAGCAACAATACAAAGGCCCTACACTTTTCGATGTCGCCACGCGCACGATCACGATGCTGGGCATCGAGGTGCCGCCGGAGCGGGTGTTGCTGGTGGTTAATTCCACGGTTGGTTTCGTTTATCACAATTTTGCGATTGAGCCGAATGGGGATATTTCGATCTCCGGCGGGAATACGGTCATTGTTTTTCCGCCGTATAAGGATTGTGACACACACCGGAATACCGACGCACTTTCGATTTTTTACGACGACGGGGTCGATCTCGGGAAGCTCATTAAGGACGAGTCGGACGAGACTCAGACGCTCGTTCAAAACGAATTTAACGAGACACAAACGCTGCTGACCGCTTTCAAAGAGGAGGTCAAAGCAGAGTTCGACGAGACTCAAGCCATCATCGAGCCGCGTCTGGAGTCGATCGACACGGTTCTTACGGCATTCAAGGCCGAAGCCAAGACGGAGTCCGATGCCACCCAAGTAATCCTTGAAAATCTTTACACGAAGGTTTCGGATTTTAAGACAGAGGCAAAGAGCGAGTCGGACGACACGCAGAGCATTTTAACGACAAAGCTCCCCGATCCGGTGAACGGGCGCATCCCTGTCGAAACGGTGGGGGCTTTTGACCCGACCAACGGGGTGTCGATCGCGATGGATTATGGTGCTTACGGCCCCACCCAAGCGAGGTTTTCCCGCAGTGGATCGGTGGTTAAGACCGTGAATTTGATTTACGACCTCAACGGAAACCTGACTTCCGTGATCCCAGGATGAGATTTTTATTCAACCCTATCACCTCGCAGTTTAATGCGGCTCCTCCTAGGGAGATCGTTTACTCTGACACGGCCCCTGCGTTTCCTGTTGAGGGCACTCGCTGGGTCAATACGCTGGAGATTCGCGAGTATGTATTTACCTTCGATGCCAGCGGCACGGGGTATTGGGTGGAAGTGGGCGTCGGATCGACCGGCCCCCAGGGGGAGCAGGGAATCCAAGGCATCCAGGGAATCCAAGGCATCCAGGGAATCCAAGGCGAACAAGGCCCTGCTGCCACGGTAGCTGTTGGCACCGTCACGACTGGTGAGCCTGGAACGAGTGTTTCGGTCTCGAATGCAGGCACAAGCGGAGCCGCGGTTTTAGATTTTACAATCCCTAGGGGCGCAGTCGGGCAAACCGGCGCAGTCGGCCCCCAGGGGCCACAGGGCATACAGGGGCCGAAAGGCGACGACGGCGCAAGCGTCGTGCTCAAAGGCGCAGTGAATTTTTATTCTGATCTTTCTGCAATCACTAACAAGACCCAAGGCGATCTGTATGTCGTCCAAAGCGACGGCAACGGGTATGTGTGGAGTGGATCGGGCTGGGTAAATGTCGGGCAAATCCGCGGACCGAAAGGCGACACCGGAGCGCAAGGCCCCGCAGGCCCCGCGCCAGCGGGAACCGGTGCGGTGGTTGTGAGTAACGGTGTTGTGGGAACGCCCGTCGGTTACGGCACCACCAATGTCGCCAGCACACTCGTTCAGCGTGACGCCAGTGGAAATTTTTCGGCAGGCACGATCACAGCGAATATCACCGGCAATGTCACGGGGAGCGTGACTGGCGGCGTATCCGGCAACGCAGGCACCGCGACCAAACTCGCCACGGCCCGCACGATCAATGTCTCCGGCGATGTCACGGGGACGGCGCAGAGTTTCGACGGCTCGGCGGACATTTCGATCCCAACGGCGATTACGGCGGGTTCGATTGTCGATGCTGACATCAATACCGCAGCGAACATTTCCGACACAAAGCTCGCGACGATTTCAACGGCGAATAAGGTAAGCAACTCCGCCACCACGGCGACAAGCGCGAACACCGCTTTTGCAATCGTGGCGCGGGATGCAAACGGCAATTTTTCTGCAAACCAAATCACCGCGAATCTCACGGGCAATGTTACCGGCAACGCTACGAATGTTTCTGGAACGGTAGCAATTCTTAACGGCGGCACGGGGGCGAGCACGGCGGCAGGTGCGTTGGTTAATCTCGGAGCAGCGGCAAGTTCCCACGCGCATGGGAACATTACCAATGCAGGAGCGATCGGAACGACTGCGAGCTTACCGATTATTACTGGCGCGAGCGGCGTCCTCCAAGCAGGGGCTTTTGGAACGACTGCGGGGAGTTTCTGCCAAGGTAATGACCCCCGCCTTCAAACCCCGTGGGTTTCAAAGACCACTTCCTACACCGCAGTCGCAGGCGACCGGATCAGCGCCAACACCACGGCGGCAGCGTTTACGATCACCCTCCCAGCCTCCCCCGCTGCGTTCACTGAAATTGTTTTTGCTGACCATTACAACCAGTGGGCAACTCGCAATCTCACGATTGCCCGTAATGGGCAAAACATCGAGGGGCTCGCTGAAGACCTTGTGTGCAATGTCGCCGGATTACAAATCACCTTACGATATGAAGGAACAACCTGGAGAGTCTATACATGAACCTAAGTAGCATTAAACCAAATTTTAGCGCGTCCGCTGTGGCTAACACTTTAGTCTTGCGCGACGCAAATAATAGAATGGTCGGCAAGGCAAGTGAGTTGCATCCCGATGGGATTCATACCATGACTGCGGCAACCACCCTCGCTGACGCGGATGAGTTGCTGGTTTGGGAAGCCTCAACATCCACATTAAAAAGAATCACAAAATCTGCTTTTAATTTATCTATGAACACTAATAACCCTGTCGCCAGATGGAGCGGAATTTCTGGGGCTCACGCACTTCAGTATGAATATGGTGGAAGCTCAAATAATACTTCTTGGGCATCTACTAGCGGAGGAAACATACAAATACTACAAGCAGGAACTTATAGGGCAGTAATAGGACATGGTAACAGTTACTTAACTGGCTATATGGCAAGTGGAACTGCTGAAATCAGGTTCGTTCAAAAAACTCCTTCTGCGGGGACCCTAGTCGCTGTTCGGGCTGGAATTGGGAGCGGTCAGTCTATTTTTACTGCTTGCAATGGGTCTGGGGAGCTAAGTTGCACTTTTACAGCCGCAGCGAACGCTACTTTCGCTTTGGAACACGCTGCTGTATCAGGTAGCGCGGTTTACGGAGGTGGGGGGTATGTCGAGATTGAAAAATTAAGCTAAATATATGAAATACACGCCAATTTTTAAGCAATCTGAGGGTAAATTCTTTTTGGAATTAAAAGACCCCGACACTTACGATTTGATATATTCTATCCCCGAAAGTTATGACAGCCCAGATGACGCATGGTTAAGGTTGCCGTATTGGTTAGAAAAATTAACCCCTTCTACATGGGAAAGAGTGCGTTTTGAGCGGAACGCTAAACTTACCAAAAGCGATTGGACTCAACTCGCCGACGCACCATTGAGCCCTGAACAAAAGCAGGCTTGGACCGTTTACCGTCAAGCCTTGCGCGATCTGCCTTCGAGTTTTGCTACGCCTGAAGAAGTTGTGTGGCCTTCTTCTCCGCAGGAGCAAATTCCTGCGTGGTCTTGGGATCAAACATCCCCGCCATGGGAGCGAATTAACGAGTAAATGTTCACTTTTCCCACAAGCCCGCAACTTGGCGATACCGTCCAACTCGTAGATCGCATCTACCAGTGGAACGGCGCGGTGTGGCGGTCGATTCCGGTTACGGGGGCGCAAGGCCCCCCTGGGGCCCCAGGGCCCGCCGGACCCGCAGGCCCAGCCGGTCCCCAAGGGCAGCGAGGCGAGGCTGGCCCCGCCGGTCCAGTTGGCCCAGCAGGCCCCGCTGGGGCGAGCGGCGCACCAGGCGATCCAGGGCCTCCAGGCCCTGCCCCTTCGGGCACCGGCTTTGTTTTTGTGGAGAGCGGCGTGGCCTCCTCCACTTTGGACTTTGATGCCGGAACTTTTTGACTTTTCCCAGAACTAGCAGTAATAACCACATAACCCAACCCAATTAAAACATGGCTAATCCCAACCTCAAAGTAGTCCGCCGCCGCCTTACTGGCGCAGCCGGAGCCCCTTCCGACATGGAAGCGGGACAAATCGCAATAAATTCCGTTGACGAAAAAGTCTATATCCACAACGGCACTTCCGCAATCCCCGTTGCGGGTAAGGGCGAGTTCGTGGACAAAGGCTCCGAGCAGAGCGTCACCGGCAAAAAGAATTTCACCTCGGCGACCGTCTCCACCGCGCCAAGTGCTACGACCGATGTCGTTCGTAAAACCGATCTCGACACCGAAGTCACTGCACTTCAAGGTGCCATCACGACTGAGGCGACGACGAGAGCCTCGGCAGACACCGCTCTTGGTCTCCGCATCGACGCCCTAGGGAGCGCGCTGAACTATGTTGGCACTGTCAACGGTGGTGCAAACTCTGGCGCGGCGACTAACCTTGCCTCGCTGACCGAGAAGGACGCGGGCGATTACTACAAAGTAGGCACGGCAGGACACTTCGTTCTCGCTCCCGCAGCTTCGTTCTTCGCCAATAGCGGAGACGGCCTCGTCTTCAACCTCACTGGTGGAATCGACAAGATCGACAATACCAACAGCACTGTTGCAGGCACGGCGAACTACATTTCCGTTTCTGGTAGCACCGACACCGGCTACACGGTGGACATCGACAGCGCCTTCAAGACCCGTCTCACAACTGCGGAGACCACTCTTGCAGGGCTCGGCACCATGTCCACGCAGAATGCCAACAGCGTTGCCATCACCGGCGGCACGGTTAATGGCACGGCGATCGGCGGCACGACTGCTGCGGCTGGCGCGTTCACCACGCTCACAGCTTCCTCGACCGCGACCCTGAACACCCTGGCCAGTTCCGGCGCTACCCTCACGGGCGGCACGATCAATGGCATGGCGATCGGCGGCACGACTGCTGCGGCTGGCGCGTTCACCACGGTTTCGGCTTCTGGCAATGCGACCTTCAATGGCAACATTGTGGGTGACGGCTCGACCGAAATCACGGACTGCATCATTGACGCTGGAACATTCTGACGAATGGCTGATCCAGTCCTCAAACTGAGACGCACAGATGTCGTGGGGCGAATCCCCACGGCATCTGACCTCCCCCCAGGGGCGATCGGCTACAATATCGCCGACAAAAAAATCTACGCTCGGCACGATGACCCGATGGGGGCTGTCGTTCAGATCGCCGCTTCGGTCGCTCAAGGGGAAAAGGCGGACATCTCGATTTCCAAAAACCCCTCGGACGCCACGCCCGTCAATACCATTCGGGTTCTTACGCAGGCGGAATATGACGGCATAGTTCCGAAAGACGCGACCACCCTTTATTTTATTAAGTCGTAATGCCTGAATTTATTAAAGCGTATCTTGGAACGACTCCTTTGTTTTCAAACGAAGCGCCTAAAACATACCGCTCGTCGGATTCATACACCCGCCCTGCTGAATGGTTGGCCCTCCCGTCTGCCGCCGCGAACGAGGTTCGCGCCCTCCACGCTGTTTTCGACAATACGGAAAATTTTTGCACGGTTCGGATGAATACGACCGATGCCTCGACTTATTTTATTGATTGGGGCGATGGGCAAATAGAAACCGCAACATCCAATTCGCTTCGCACTCATGTCTATGACTATTCTAATGCGGCTTTGGATTCTGCAACCGTAACCAAGTTCGGTTACAAGCAATGCTTAGTTCGCATCTATCCTCAAGCCGGGAAAACTTTTTCCAGATTTGACCTCGGCGTGAAGGCTACTTCCCCAGCAGGTTTGCAAACCTACTCAAGTGGATGGTTGGACATGAATATCAACCTGCCGAATCTTGTGGCTGGACTTAATCTAGTCCTCGGAAGCAGTGCAATTAGGCATGGTTTCTTGGAAAGAGTCAACATCACATCTTGGGGCGCGATAACCTCATTGAACGGAGCTTTTAGGCTATGCGTTCGGCTTCGTTCCCTAAACGAGCATGAATGGAACACGACTAATATCACAAGTCTTAATGGGGCGTTTTTTTCATGTTGGGCTTTAACGACCCTTGATGCTTCAAACTGGAACACGGCAAATGTCACGAACTTTGGGGATATGTTCCGTGACGCTATCGCAATCACCGCCATAAAAATGCCCCCTCAATTCATCACCCAGACTGCAACCGTGATGGTGAATATGTTTTTTGGTGCGAATAGTCTGCAAGAGCTGGATTGCTCGAATTGGGACACACAAAATGTAACCTCGCTCGCTTATGTTTTCAACGGATGCGCCCTACCGCGAGTTGATGTTTCAAACTGGAACACTGCCAAGGTCACCACGATCAACAATATGTTTCAAGGTTGTATTTTATTGCAATCAATAAATTTAACAAACTGGAACTTGAATCTCTGCACCAATGCTACCACGGCTTTTAACAACTGTCCCAGCCTTCGTGAATTGCTGGGGTGCAACATTTCTGCCGCAACCTCCCTCGGCACTCCGTTTCTTGCAGGATGCAACTCGCTTTCCAAGATGACTTTAACCGGCATGAATGCGACATTTAATGTGACTAACTGCAATTTGAGTGGCGCGGCGCTGAATACGATTTACGCCAACCTCTCATCAAATGGAACGGGCAAAACGATTGGCGTAGCTGGGAACCACGGCATCGCAACTCACGACACCTCAATCGCGACCGCAAAAGGCTGGACCGTAGCAATAGTTTAATATGGACGATACATCCGGCTTTTACAAAAACGATAACGGCGAGCTATTATATGGCACTAAAATTTACGGGCCATACGAGCAATACCTCCTAACCAAACAGGAAAAAAATAATCATTCGTATCCTGTGGACGGGTGGCATTGGTTCGACAGCGAAGAGGAAGCGCGAGGAGCTTTGCTATGACGCCCGACGCCGCTCTTAACACGATCTCGCACATCAGTAGTCAAAGCGATCGGTGGATATTTGTCGCTTTGTTGGCGATCGGGATTTTTGCCGCGTGGATGTTATTCAAGCATTTCACTGCCCGCGAGCAAGCCCTCGAAGCCAAAATCGACCGGATCGGCGCGGAGAGTCGGGAGCAAAACCAGCAGTTCATCACTCACTTGCAGACGGCCAACCGCGAACTCACCCAAATCCTCACCGAGACCAACGCCACGCTCCACCGGAACGCGACGCTCATGGAGCGGGTCGAACGAAAGCTCGAAAAGAGTTTATGAATAGAGCCCTACTATTTTGTATCACATTAGTATTTACCGGCTGTGTCAGCGTCCCCATCCCTCCGATCGGCGATCGCGTGGGAGAATTAGGCAACCTCAAACTCAGCGTCAAAGTTTCCTACGAACCCAAATCCTCCCCCGAACGACCGCCGAGCGATTCCATGGCTTTTGCCTGGGAGCAATTCGGCTTAACGCAACCCAAACTGTTAAAAGACAAATGAAAATAGTAAACATCGTCATCGAACGACTCAGTGAAAATTCCACCTGGCGCGGGCTCATCCTCGTCGTCACCGCCCTAGGGCTCCGTTTGGAGCCAGAGCTTCAGAATCAGATCGTTGCGGCGGGCCTCTCACTCGTCGGCCTCATCAACATCGTTCGCAAGGGTAAGTGACCCAAGAGCAAATCCAGCGGATGCAACGGCGCATTGGCGTCGTGCCGGACGGGTTCTGGGGCCCCAAGTCCCAGGCCCGTTGCCGCGAGCATCTGCGCTCGCTGATGCCGAGCCCGAACCCATGGCCGCACTCCACGCAAGCGGCGCTCCGTGAGTTCTATGGCGAGCCAGGGGATGAATCGAACCTCGTCACGATCGAGTTTCCCTTCCCCATGTATTACGATGGGAAGCTCGTCAAAAAATCCCGCTGCCATCTGAAGGTCGCGCCTTCCCTGACGCGGATTCTCCAAGCGATCGGGAGCCTGCACGGCAAAGATCGCGAGGTCATGGAAGAGGCCGAGGACTACGGCGGTATCTTCAACTTTCGACAAAAACGCGGCGGAAACTCGTTTTCTGTCCATGCTTGGGGGGCGGCAATCGACCTCGACGCCGACGACAACACTTTTCGCGACACCTGGCCGCTGAAGGCCGATATGCCCCTGGAGATCATGGAGGCTTTCGCCCGCGAAGGCTGGCAGAGCGCCGGAGCCTTCTGGGGCTACGACGCCATGCACTTCGAGGCGACCCGCCCTAGGGCTTGAATTTATGCCAAAAAAACAACCCGCAGCCAACAATGTTTGGCAGGAGATCGAACGCTCCTCCACGACTCGCGCCCACCGCTCCGAGGTGGACGACCTGAAGAAACAGATCGCAAGCTACCAGCAGGCGATCGAAGAGTTGAGCGCCAGCATGGATGTCGCGTCCCTGCTGAAGGAGTCGCCCGCAAGCAACCGCACCTACGCCATCGAGCGCAAAGGCAAATCCTCCACGGAATCCGCCGCGGTTGTCGTAGCGAGCGATTGGCACTGCGAGGAATCGGTCGATCCCCGCACGGTCTCGCACCTCAACACCTTTAACTTGGAGGTGGCCGATCAACGCATCGAGCGGTTTGCCAAGTCGGCGATCCGACTCCTCGAAATCCAGCGCGGTGGCTGCGACATCCCGATTTGCATTCTCGCGCTGTTGGGAGATTTGATGTCCGGTTTTATTCACGAGGAATTGCGGGAGGAAAACGAACTCACTCCCACCCAAACCGTTCTGTGGCTCAAAGAGCGCGTGGCGAAATTCATCAACACCTTCCGCAAAGAGGGAGGCTTTGACCACATCATCATTCCCTGCTCGGTGGGCAACCACGGTCGCACCACAGTCAAGCCCCGCCATGGGACGAGTTGGAAGAACTCCTACGAGTGGCTCCTTTACAAAATCTTGGAGCAAGAGATCACTGACAAGGTGACATGGGTTATTGGGGAGTCGTATCACACCTACCTCGATGTCTATGGCAAGACCTTCCGCCTGCACCATGGGGACGGATTGAAATTTCAGGGGGGCGTGGGCGGGCTCACCATACCCGTCGAGAAAGCCATCTCAAACTGGAACAAGGGCCGCGTAGCGGACCTCGATATTTTCGGGCATTGGCATCAGAGCCAACAAAATCCGAAGTGGGTATCAAACGGGAGCCTCATCGGCCACAACGCCTACTCCATCGCCATCAAAGCGCCCTATGAACCGCCCCAGCAAACGCTCTTTCTTTTCAATGCGAAGCGCGGACGCACCGGCACCTGGCCCATCTTTTTAGAAGATTAACCCTGTAAACTTATGAACCCTTGGAAAGCCCTCGTCGTTAAACACAAAGCCAAAAGCGTAAAGCCCATCCCCGAGGGGTGGCTCACCCGCGCCCAAGTCGCCGAAAAACTCGGATGCTCCGAGTCCCGAGTGAACGAAAACCTCCGCTCGGCGATCAAGGCCAAAGATGTTTTGATGGATAAATTTGCGGTGTGGGACGCGCTCGAAGGCAAGGTCGTTTCGATCCCCTGTTATTCGATCGCAACCCGCAAATCCTCGGAATCGGCTCCTGCGAAAAGCAAACGCTGGCCTTACCCCGTGGGAACCAAGGTTCGCCGGTATGACAGCACCCAAACGGGGGTGGTGATTTCAGGCGGGCGCATCGAGTGGGCGAACGGGCACATCAGCACGCCAAAAGGTAGCTCGACTCAAAAGATTCTCGCAGTGTGAAAAAAACCTCCGGCAGAGTCCGAATCCGTGGCAAGTGGTGGAAAATCGAAATAAAGCGGCTCGCGCCTATCAAAAAAGAAGGCGGCTGGTCCTCGCTCCACGGACTCTGTGATTATTCCAAGCGAACGATTTACTTGAACCCGCAATTCAACATGAAGGCGACTCTGCGGCATGAAGTAACCCACGCCTGCCAGCCCGACCTGGACGAGCCCACGGTGGAGGAGATCGAGGACGCCCATGAAAATGCCGACAAAGTTTTTGAAAAACTGGTTGCCGAATGTTAATAACCTTGTAGAATAATAACCCATGCTGCTTGTCATCCCGTTTGCCGAAAAGTCTCTGCCTCTGTATCAGCACCTTTTTTCCCTAGGGGGCGTGGCGATGCACGATGTTTTGCTGGTCGGCGGGAACCGCGATGTCGCCGAGATCGAGAAGGCGCTCAACATTTTGAAGGGAGCTTTTGCCAACGCGGATGTTTTCACAGGCGACCATGTTTACACCTCGCGGAACAAACTCTTTCACGACACGGCGCACTACCTCGACCTCGTGGGCTGCACCGATCCGTGGTATTGGTTCGACGAGACCTGCTGCCCGCTGCGCCCTTCATGGCTGACGGAGATCGCAAAGGAGTATTTCGCCGCGAAGATGCCCTACCTCGGAGCCACCGAGCGTAGCGTGGAGCGCAACCCTGCCACGGGGAAGCCCTATGAGGAGCCGCCGCGCCTGATCGCTTCGTCGATCTACCCGCCCGATCTTTACCTGCGGAGCACGCTGATCCGCCGCTTGGGCTACGGTCCGAAGGAGACGCCGTGGAATGTGACGATGCGGTTCGAGATTCGCAAGGAAGCCGCGACTTCCAAGCTCATCCAAAACCAAGCGGGCACCTCGAATTATCGGGGTGGTCCTGATGGGAAGTATTTTTTCAAAGAAGCCCCTGGGGTGAACGCCGAGCCGATTGCCCCGCACACGGCAGTCGTCGCCGGAGTCTCCGATGGGTCTGTGCTCGAAGTCCTCAACCCCAAGCCCAAACCGGCCAAGAAAAAATCCGATGAATCTGAACCACTCTCCGCTTGAACTGAAGGGGCTCGACCCCGTGACCGGCGAAGTCCCTTGCGCCCGCGTGGGCGATGTGGACGCCGCCCGCTCGATTTACCTCTCGCTGAAAAAAGCCGACGAAGGCAGCAGCCGCAACCGCGCTTTGATCGACGGGATGTTCAACGGAGCGCCGCCCTTCAACGCCAACGATCTGAAAGAGGTCGGGCAAGGCGAGCGCACGAATCTGGATTTCGGCGAAGCCGCCGCGCTCAAGGATCAAGCCCTCGCAGGCTACTACGATCTGACGAACTCGGTCGATATGCTCGCCCGCGTTCGCACCACTTACGGAAGCCCCGAGCAAGCCGCCGAGTGGAGCGAAATCATCGGCGAGGAGTTCCACCGCACCCTTCGCGGATGGAGCGAGTTTGAATTTAACCACCAGCGGCTCTCGGATTATTTCGTGAGCCACGGCGTCGGTGTCTCGTATTTCGAGGACGAACTGGATTGGCGCTGGCGCGTAACGGGGCTCAATGAATTTCGCATCCCCCGAGGCACGCGGGCGAGCGAGGCCGAGATCGAGGTCGCCACAGTGGACCGCGAATACCGCGCCGACGAGCTTTACGGATTTATCCGCGACCCTGAGATCGCCGCCTCCCTGGGGTGGGATGTCGCCACGGTCAAAGAAGCCCTGAAGCGGGCTTGCGCTCAAGACACCACAACCTCCCTGGGGGACTGGGAGAAATTGGAGGTAGAGCTAAAAAACAACGACATCCTTTACGGCACTGCCAAGAGCAAGGTCGTTAAAGTCGTTCATATGTGGGTGAAGGAATTTTGCGGCTGTGTGTCGCATTTGATTTTCCTGCAAGAGCCGCTTCCCACCGATGTCGGCGCGATCAAGGAGAGCTTCCTTTACCGAAAAGAAAAACGCTTCGACACGCCGACGCAATGCTGGGTGACATTCACCTACGGCGTCGGCAACGGCACCTACCACGGCATCCGCGGGCTGGGCTTCAAAATCTACCCGCACATTCAAGTGCTCAACCGCCTGCGTTGCGGCATGGTGGATGGGGCGCTGCTCTCCTCCTCGCTCATCGTGCAGCCGAGCGACAGCAGCACTCGCGCTCTCGATGACCTGACACTCACCTACTACGGCCCTTACGCCCTGTTCCCGCCTGGCTTGAAGATCGTGGACAAAGCCGTCCCGAACCTTCAGCAGAACATCATCCCCGTGATTAACGACATGGCGATGCAGATGAGCAACAACACGGGGGCCTACCAGACCCGTGCCAACACGGGCGACAGCAATCAAGCCCGCACCGCCTACGAGGTGAAGGCGCAGTTGCAGAAAGAGGCCGTGCTGTCCAACGCCTCGATCAACCTTTTCTACCACCCGTGGAAGCGGCTTCTCACCGAGGTCTTCCGCCGCCTCACACGCCGCGATTACAACGCCCGCGAGCCAGGCGGCAAGGAAGCGGTAGAGTTCCGCAAACGCCTTCTTAAACGCGGCGTGCCTGAAGAAGCGATTCACCGCGTCATCAATGTCGAGCCAGTGCGGGCGATCGGCTACGGAAGCCCCGCGATGCGAATGGCGGCGATTGACGAGACCATGTCGATCTTCGGCTCGCTCGATGAAATGGGCCGCATCAACCTGCTCCGCGACCGCGTGGCGGCTCGTTTCGGACAGGAAGTGGTGGACCGCTACATTCCTTCCCCGCAGACGACGCTCCGCCCGCCATTGGATTTCAAGATCGCGGTCTTGGAGAACGCAACGATGTCCACGGGAAGCCCGATCCCCGTGAGCCCTGGGGAAAATCATTTCATCCACGCCTCCACCCACCTCAACGCGATGGACCAACTCGACCGCGCCGTGGCCGAGGGAGCAAGCAACCCGATGGAAGCATTGAGCGCCTTCAAAATGTTCTTGCCGCATTTGGGCGAGCATTTGTCCCAGTTGGGCAGCGACCTCGTTCGCAAAGACCAGGTCGCCCTCATGCGCCAGCGCCACCAGCAACTCAGCGCCAGCGCCCAACGCCTCGCTGACGAGTTGCAGGCGATGCAGGAGAACCAGCAGAAAGCCCAACAAGCCGAAGCCGAGCGCCAACAGACCGCCCTCATGGCCGAGTATCAGGCGATGCAGAAGAAGCTCGCCGAGTCCGAGCAGTTGAGCCCTGAGGCCCAGCAACGGCTTCTGGAGCGCCGCGCCGAACTGCAAATGAAAATCGAGAAGCACCAAGCTGACCTGCAAATGAAGGACGCGCAGACCGCCCAGAAGCTCGCTTTGGAAGACGCCAAAGCCGCCGCGAAGATTCGCTCGATGACGACTCCCGCCACTCCACAACCATGAGAGACTACCGCGCCGAATACGACAACTACCACGCCCGCCCCGATCAGAAAAAGAAACGGGCGAATCGCAACGCCGCCCGCCGGAAGCTGGCCCGCGAGGGCCGCGTGAAGAAAGGCGACGGGATGGATGTCCACCACAAGGACGGCAACCCGCTCAACAACAACCCTGGCAACCTGCAAGCCCTGCGGGCGAAAATCAATCGCTCCTTGAAATAAATGCCGAGCGCCTTCGACATGGCGAAAAGTTTGCTTACCGACACCGCGAAGTGGGCCAAGAAAGGCTTCAAGCTCGCCTCGGGCGAGGTCATCACGAACCGGTTCGAGCAGTGCCAAGCGTGTCCATTTTGGAACTCGAAGGCATGGGGTGGCTCCGGCAAATGCACGGTCTGCGGCTGCTCGACCAAGGCCAAGCTCGTTCTCGAAACCTCCAAATGCCCGAAAGGGAAATGGTAGATGGGCCGATTTCTTTTCAATCCCTTCACGCAGAATTTCACGGTGATCCCGAAGCCGCAGGCCGAAGGGTTTTTCCTGCTCGCGGCCCGCAATGGCAAGCTGGAGTGGGTGGAGCGGGAAGACCCGATGGCAAAGACCGTGACGATCGGCTTCACCACCACGGCGACCCGCGAGGTGTCCTCTGTGGGAATCCTCCCCAGGGTGGTGATCGCCCGCGCCGATGCGGCCTATGTGAAAACGATCGAAGACCCAGGCACCTACACGCACGAGGTCTTGATCGACGACACGGCCAGCAGCACCGCCTCCTACGCGGTGGGCGTGTATCTCGCCCCCGACCAAGCCGCCGCCATCACCACGCTCCCCAGCACCGCCATCACCGCGTCCCCTGTGGCCGACAGCAACGGCGACAATGTCGCGTTTATTTATGTGATGACCTTCACGGGTGACGCCTCCGTGAACATCGACGCCTACGACTCACCATGACCACGATTGAAACCTTCCGATCCAGCGAGGTGCTTACGAGCGCCTTCGCCGACCTACTGAAACGCCCCGAGATGAAAGCCGCCATCGAGGCGCTGCGCCAGTTGGGGTGCCCCAGGGAGATCGCTCCGCCGACCGGCGTGGGCTTCTCCGAATGGAACTCGCACCAGAACACGCGCTTCGAGGGCTTCAACCAAGCGATCGACGCGCTCCTCGCCCTCGGCGTGCCGATCAAGCCGCGCAAGAGCGATAGCGACCTCATGCCCAGCCTCGAACCCGAGGATTGAACTTTATGTCAGACACCACCGAAACCACACAGACAACACCCGCGCCCGAGGGGGAACCCCAAGGCAAGGGAGGAATGATGAGCTTCGACGCCGCCGCGAGTATCGCGGACGCCTTCGCCAAGCTCAAAGACGGCGACGCCGCCCCCGACGCGCCGATCGAAACCGAGCCCACAGGGCCCACAAACCACTCTGGGGACAAAGGGCCCGAGGGTGAGGCAGGCAAGCCCGAATCCGAGGAGAAGGAGATCAAAGTCCCCACCTCCGACGACCTCGCCAAGCTGCGCGGGAAAAAAGCCCCCGCGAAGAAAAAAGAGGAGACCCACGAGCCTTCGGAAGATCGGGGCTTGGAGAATGCCAGTGAGAGCGCGAAGAACGCTTTTGCCGCCATGCGAAAAGACCTGAAGGCCGAGCGGGAAAAAGCCGCCGCGCTGGAGGCCCGCCTCGCCGAGTTGGAGAAATCCAAATCCGAGACCGACCCCGAGGAGGTGCAACGCCTGCGCTCGCAGAACGAGGAGTATGAGCGCGAACTCCAAGTCGCCCGCGTCGAGGCCACCAAGGAGTTCAAGGACGCCGTGGTCGCCCCCATGCAGGCGATCCGCGAGTCGATCAGCCAGATCGCCTCGAAATACGAGATTGTGGAAGCCGACATCGTGAACGCCTTCGCTGAGTCCGATGCCAGCGCCCGCGCTGACAAACTCAGCGACATCGCCGCCGGAATGAACGACCGCGACAAATTCGCCCTCTACGACTTGGAGACCCGCTTCGCCAAGGTGCAGAGCACCCGTCAGAAAGTGGTCAACAACGCCAAGCTGGCGCTGGAAAAAATCGAGCAACACCGTGAGGAGCAGTCCAAACTTCAAAAAGAGGAATACGGCAAGCGATACAACGGCGTGGTGGACAAGGTCATCGAGGAAGGCCGACAGGCTGTGCCGCTCCTGCGCCCGATCGACGGCGACGACGAGTGGAACGGCCAACTCGCCGGAGCCGAGAAATTCGTGCGCGAACTCGACTTCGAGGGGCTGAACGAGGATTCCCGCGCCCGTGTGGCTTATCGCTCCGCGGTGGCCCCGATCATCTACGGCCAATTCGTCTCGCTCTACAATCGGTATCAGGAACTTGAGAAGTCCCTGGAGAAATACCAGAAAGCGACCCCCAAGGCGGGCGGAGGCGGCAGCGCCCCAGCGGCCCCAGCCAAGGAGGAGTTTGACGACTTCATGTCGGCGCTTAAAGCCAATCTGCGCTAAGAGCTTCCCCTCCCCATGACCCCACAGGGACTTAGTCTCTGTGGGGTTTTTCTTTTTCGCAACCTCTTGAAAATTGTCTGTTGACTTTGCGGGATTGCAGGGTTATTACATTCCTGACGCTGCTTGCAGGCGGTAACTGCATGGACATTACTTGCGTGTAATTCCGATCCCCGCACGGAAAAAACGAACGAGGTGTAACAACCTCACAACCTCAACTTTTTGTTTTTTCTAATCCTATGGCAGCACTACAAAACATCGAACAACTTTTCGTGGAGTGGGGCGGTTTGATCCGCAACAATGTCGCGAAGAACATCGTAACCTCCGACTTCTACCTCAAATATCTTCCTAAAGATAAGTGGGTGGATGGTCAGGGCAACCAAGTCAGCTATCCTATTTTCGAGCGTTCGCTTTCCAGCGCCGCGGTCTCGACTCCAGGTGGCGTGATTTTTGAGAACTGGACCTCCTCGGGCGGCGATGGCGACAACGCCACCAAGAGCGGCACTTACACCGCTTCCCCGAACAACTCCAACCTCGTTGGAGCCAATGGCGGTTCTCTCTCCCGCAGCGGTATGCTCGGCGGCGGAAGCCACATCGTCGGTCAAAAGATCGACAGCTTCGGCGTGACCGTTCGCACCATGTCGCTCAAAAAGGCGGCTCTCAACAGCCCCGACATCAACCTCGATGACCTCCAATTCGCTTGGCAGGTCGAGGACCAGGTCAAGAATGTGATCCGTGTCCTTTCCGAGAACACCAAGTATGTCTGGACCAACACCTACCAGGACGAGTATGTCAACGCCTGCGGACAAAAATCCGTGGCGGTTGCCAACTTCGACCCCACCACGACCGACTTCGCGGCCACTCCGGCGACCTCGAAGCTCACCTGGGGCATCCTCGAAGCGATCTACGAGCAACTCGGCTACAACGGCGGGTCGATCAACCCGTTCGCCCGCGTGGACGAGATGACTCCGATCTATGCCGCTGTCGGCGAGCGTTACACCTTCTCGGACCTCAAGCGCCAAGACGCCAATGTCCGCGACGACTTCCGCTATGCCTACATGGGCAACGGTGACAGCAACCCGATGCTTTCGGCCCCAGGGCTGAACGCCATCTACCGTGGCTTCAAGTTTTTCACGGTTGAGTTGCCTCCTCGCTACACCTTCGACGCTGTGGCTGGTGACTGGGTCCGCGTGTTCCCCTACGAGCCCATCGCGACTTCGCGTGGTATGCGTTGGGAGATCAGCGCCGCCTACAAGGCCGCTCCTTACACCGACACCGTGATCTACCACCAGGATGTGATGAAAGTCCTCACTCCTTCGCCCCGCACCAGCAAGGGCGGCATGACCTACAACCCTGCTTATAGCTGGGCTGGCGAGTTCGTGTGGAGGAACATCCCTGACCGCGAGAGCAACATCGACGGCAACACCGGCTTCTTCCGTGCGCTCTACGCCTACGGCTCGAAAGTCGAGCGCCCCGAGTTGGGCTTTGTGGTCCGCCACCTCCGTTGCGTGGATCGTGCGAACGATCTCACCGACTGCGACGGCGACCATGTCTGCCCTCCGGCTCCTTGATTAGGTAAGCCTCAAACCCCGCCTCCGGTTCCCTAGGGGATCGGGGGCGGTCTTGAGGTTTGACCAACACATCAAACCCGACCAACCCACATGATTAAATTCCCGATGCCGGAAGGCTACACACTCCCCGAGGGGGCCGACAAAGGCACCTTCGAGGCCCTTGCAACTTTGGAAGTCGATGGCGAAAACCTCGTGCTCACCGCGATCGACGGCCTCCCCGTCGGCGGCGAGGGTGATGAATCGAAGGAGACGGACGAAGAAGACGAAGCCTACGCCGAGGCCACCAACCCCGACACAGGGGATTTCCAAAAGGCCATGGCGATGGGCATGATGGGACGGTAGTTCTCCATGATCGCCGACAAGCTCAGGCTCGTAGATGGGTTTCGAGGGCTTCCCGGCGGAATGGACGGGAGCCAAGACCCTGTCTTGACGCCCGAGACTTCGGTTTACTACGCCGAAAATGTGGTCTTCCGCGGAGGGGCGGGGCCAAGGACGCGCCCTGGGTTTCATTATGTGGACCTCTTCGGCACTTTCACCGCCATCAACGGCGGAACGGGGCTTCTGACAGGAGCCACGGTCGTTCAATGCGCGACGGTCTTCAACCCTCCGAACCGCGAGCCCGTGATGGTCTTTGTGGCGGACGGCAATGTGATCGCGGTCGATCTGGTCGGGAAGGAAGTGACCTATGTGAACACCGACCAAAACAACGCCATCGTGCCGGTCTTCACGAACCGCACGAACCCGTGCTACGCCTGCCAAGTCGAAGAGTTCTTGGTGATCCAAGATGGGGTTTCGACGCCTCGGGTTTTGGTTTTTACCGACTCCACAACGATGCGGTTGAATCTAGCGACCTATTATTCGGCAGAGACGCCGATCCCAACTGGGAAGCAGATGGCTTACGGGCATGGGCGGTTGTTTGTGACCACTCCGAACGGGCGGGAAATCACAGCGGGCGACATCGCTTTTGGCGGAAGCCTGACCTCGAAGGACATCGTCTCCTCCTCCGACGACGACCAAGTCGTCATCACGACCGCGACGGCGCATGGCTGGAATGTCGGCGACTATGTGACGATCTCGGGGCATAGTTCGCTCCCCGCGATCAACGGCACTTTCAAAATCGAATCCAAGCCCGCGACTGACAAGTTCACGATCGCAGCAGCGGTCGGCGTGCCAGGCTCGGGCGGGCAGGCGACGAAGTTCAATGCAGGCACTTCCTCCGACGCGCTCAATTTCAGCGAAAACACTTTTATCAACGAGGGCGGGAATTTTGTGATCCCGCTGGAGATGGGGCCTGTGAAGACGATGGAGTTCCTCCCGATCCAGGATGTGAGCACGGGGCAGGGCGACTTGATTGTCTTTGGCGAACGGGCGGCGACGAGTTTCGCGGTCTCCACGCCGCGCACGCAATGGAAGGAGACGGCAGGGTTCCAGCGGGTGCTGTTCTCCAACATCGGCTCACTGGCCGAGACAACCTGCACGATCAACGGCGACATCTTTTTCCGTTCTCGCGAGGGGAATGGCATTCGCTCCTACCGCAATGCGAGGGCGGAGTTCAGTTCCTTCGGGCAGACGCCAATCTCCGCCGAGATGGACCCGATCTTTGACAAAGAGGATTTGAGCAAGCTCTCCCGCGTCTCGATGATTTATTTCGACGACCGTCTGCTTATGACCTGCAAGCCTGCCACGGTGGATGGGCGGCAGGTCTACCGCGGAATCACGGCGATGGATTTCCGCCCCGTGTCGGCCAACAGTGGCAAAGGGTATGCGATCTACGATGGCGTGTGGGGCGGGCTGCAAGTGGTGACGCTGCTCACGGGGGTATTCAACGACACGCCCCGCGCTTTTGCCCTCTGCTACCACGGCGACGACATCGACCAGCATCAACTCTGGGAGATTACGAAGAACGAAGTTCAAGACAAAAATTCCTATCAAGGTAACGAGTATCGCTTCATCCGCTCGCTGGTGCTGACGAAAGCCTACGATTTCAAATCCCCCTACTCGGAAAAGAAACTCATCCACGGTGATCTGTGGTTCAGCGAGGTGGGCGGGTGGAGCCAGGAGAATAAAAAATTCACCGCCGACTTGAAATTCCGGCCTGACAACAACCCCAACTGGACGGATTGGGGTGACTGGGAACTTTGTTTTTCGGAGGACAACCCAAACGATCCGGGCGATGAACCTAGGGCGCTCCGGGGATACGCGCCACAACTTCGCGCCGTGGTGCCCGAGGTGACGACCAATGACTTCACCGACCGCACGATCGGGCGTGGGTATGACTTCAAGCTGCGCGTCGAATGGCGCGGGCGGGCGAAGCTGGAAAAACTCCTCGTTCACTCTTTGCAACTCGTCGAGCCCGTGGGCGCTGGGGTGCAACGCGACACGGGGGGCTGCGTTTTGGTTTTGCCCGACAGCGTCGAGGAGACTTTGGAAAACACCTACAAGGCGTGGGAGCCCGACGGGCAGACGCTCGACTACTTCATTCAACTCACAACCGGCGGCGTGGACTACCTCTCCACTGAAACCGGCGGTTTACTCATCGGCTACCAGAAATACATCTAATGGCAAACTCGACAATCAACGGACTCTCGGAAGTCACAACCCTCGCAACGAACGATCAGTTCGTGGTCTGGGCGACTTCGGCAAACGGAACGCGAAAAGTCAAAGGGGAGAACCTCGACAAGCTGATCTTCCGGCAACGGTCGGCGGCGACCGATCCTTCGGGAAAGATCGTCCCCATTGTTTCTTATGCGGGCGGAGTTCCGGTGGTGGAGGGAATCACTTTTGAAAATTTCACTGCCCCGCTAGGCATCGCCGACAACGCTGTGACATCCGCGAAGCTCGCGCCTTCGGTTCGCGTGAACGCTTGGGCGAAAAAAACCGCCAACTACACGGCTATCGCGTGCGACCGGATTGCGGCGGATACGACAGCGGGGGCTTTCACGATCACGCTCCCCGCCAGCCCTGCCGCGTTGGATTGGGTGCTGATCTCCGACATCGCGCAAAAATGGGGCACCAACAATTTAACGGTAGCTCGAAACAACAGCCTCATCAACGGGCTGGCGGAGAACCTCGTTTGTGACACCACAGGGGAAATACTGCTGCGCTACGAAGGAACTACTCAAGGCTGGAGGGTTTTTGCTTATGGCTACTAGCTTTCAAGCCGCCAAAGCGGCGCTCGCGCCGTATGTGGACAACGGGATTGACCCAGAGAATGCCCGCGTCACGGCAAGGATCAATGAGGCCCAGCGCCGGTTGATCGACCACTACAACTTTCTCTCCCGCCGCGAGGAGTTGGAGAAGGACCCGTTGGTCTATGTAGAAAATGGAACCAGTGGATACCTCACCCTTGATGATCTCGACGCGACCAAGGTGATGATCCTCGCCCTATGGCGCGAGGAGAACAACGAACTGGAAATTGCGACAGGGCTGGAGCAAAAGGCTCTGGCTTTTGTGGAGCGCAATCTCATGGCCGAGGTGCAACGCGCCCGCCGCGTCGTCACAGGCGAAGTGGGGCGGCTGCACAACGAGCTTCCCGAGGGGTTGAAATTCTCGACTTCGCGGTTGACGACTTTGCTCGGGCAGGCGGCGACGGAGGCAACGGCTCATTTGGAGTTCCTCCAAAGACGCGAGGAATTTGAGGGGCCGACTTTGACAGCCTCTTTCGAGGTGAGGAAAAAACTCGTCGAATCCTACCTCGCCACTTCCCAAGCGGCAGTCGAGCCTGCGATGGCGCTTAAAAAAGACGCGCTCGATCTGCTCGAACGCGACACGATCGCGGCGGTTCACCAACTCCGCAAAGCCACCACGGGCGAGGTGGGGCGGCTGCACAACGAGCTTGCCACAGGGTTGAAGGTGCCGACTTCGCGCATGACGACCCTGCTGAACCAGGCTGTGAATGATGCGATCGCCCATCAGAAATTCCTGCAAAAGCCGGATGACGACGACTTCGCCGCGCCGCCGATCACTTTTGAAATCAAGCGGGCGCTCGTGGAGAGTTATCTGGCCGCGATGGAGGGAGCCGCAGAGGTCGCCCTAGGGTTGAAGAAAACCGCGCTCGACCTGATCCAGCGCGATGTGGAGGCGCACGACCAGACGCTCCGCCGCACCACACGCTACGATCTCTCGCTCACCTCGCCGAACAGCTTCGGCTACCACTGGGGCCGCGTGGGGCTGGGCTTCGAGAACTCGCTCACCTTTTCCAACAACGCGATCAAGCGGGCGGTGACGAGCGCCGAGGAATCCCTGATGAACTCTGGCAAGTGGGTCGGCACGATTGCCGAATACACCTTGACCCTCTCGAACTCCGGCGAGGTTTTTCTCCCCAGGGAAATCGAGACTGTGCTGTTCGTCTCCTTCGACGGCGACCCGCGCCCCGTCCACGATCGGTTCGCCGAATACATGACCGGCGGCACCGGCATCCGCACGACGGAGAACCCTGGGCGCAGTGGCTTCTCCGACCTTGGCGACTCGGTGGACTCCGTGGATGGCAAGACGAAACGAAAATACTTTGTGACTGTGCCACAGGAGGACAAGGCGACCGTGATCCGCTACCTCGCCAAACGCCGTTTCGTGCCGCACACGAGCGATTCGGAGCCCATGTATCTGAACAACTACGAGGCGATCGCCCAAGCGGCGATGGCGATTCTGACCAACGGGCAGCAAGGGAACTTTGAAGCGGCGAAGCAACTCCTCGCCGCGCAGGTTTACCAGCAATACTTCAAGCCACAACTTTATGGGGTTCACAACAAACCTGTCCTTGCCTTGCGCTAGGGCATGGTGTAATAACAGCAAAGGTTATTAAATGGAAACCCGATCCGAACGCCAATTTCTAATTCTAGGACAGCCTAGGTCCCGCACGGCGTGGCTTGCAAATTTCCTTACGCGGGGGGATTCCATTTGCCACCATGAACTTAGCGGTCGTGGGCTGAATGCCGCCGCCATGGCCGCAGAGATGTCGAGGGGGGCTCGGTTCGTAGGGAACTCCGACAGCGCCGCGTCGCCAATCGTAGCAGAGTTATTGAGGCTTTTGCCTGAGCTAAAGCTAGTCGTCATCAAGCGCCCTATGGAGGAAGTTTTATCTTCCTACCAAAAAGTTGCCGGAGAAAAGCTAGAAAAACTACGGTCTTTTTTGGAAATCAACCAAAAGATTTTGGAAGGCTTGGAGCCGCAGGCGCTTGTCGTAAATTTCCACTCACTGTCTTCTGCCGAGACGGCAAAGAAAATTTGGAACCATTGTCTCGGGGGCTACATGGAATTTCCTACGGACCAGTTTGATTTGTTGCGGACTCTGAATGTGCAAATGGAGCCGCAGTTCATTCGAGGTGCTTTGAGAGGCGGTATGGAACTCCCTGGTCGCGTGGCCCCGCTTACAGAAAAAGAAACGCAGTTATTGGCACTGGTGTTAGAGGCGCACGCTAAAAGCGCCCTCCGGCAGAACATTTCTACGACCACGGTTTTGCAATGCGCGGCGGGCAACGGCACCTTGACCAATAGCATTGCGGCAGGGCTGCTAACTCTGGGCGGAACCCACGCTCCTTTAGAGCAATCCTGCGAGGTGCTGATGGCTAGTAACCCCGTCGAAGGGGCTCGGCTACTCGTTGCCGACGGTTACAAAGTTCCTGGCTGGGGCAACTCGTTTCATCGCGGAGAGCCCGACCCGTGCTGGGCTGAAGTCGATCAATGGCTCCAAGAGAATCGCCCAGATTTGTATGCAAAAATTCAAGCCGTCACCGATTTTCTCCGCTCAACTGGAAAGCCTGTGATGCCAAACCCTTCGACCTACACCGCAGCCGCCGCTTTGGCACTCGGAATCCCGCCTCGTTGCGCCGCTTTTTTGTTCATTCAAGGTCGTCTTTTGGAGTGGGTTAAAATTTTTATGAGAGGAGAAATCTAACATGGGCTTAATCGCAGGAGCACTCGTTGGGGGCGCGGTGATCGCAGCCGGAGGAGCCGTCGCCGCAGGAGCCATGCAGGCCGACGCTACGAACAGGGCCAATGCCTCATCCGCCGCGGCCACCAAGAAATACATGAAGCTGGCCTCGGCGGAAGCCGAGCGGGGCTACGGCGACATGATGGCGGCGATCGGGAAGCTGGGGGGATCGCAGTCGGGGCTTTCAAACACTTACATCGACCGCACGGGAAAGCTCGTGGATCAATACGGGCAGCAAGTTAAAGAAGCCCTGGGGAATTTTCCTGATTACTTCACCGGATGGAGTGGGGTCGTTGACAAAGCCGATCAAAATGTCACGGACTTTGAGACCCGCTCCCGAAATGTCATTAAGGAATCGGCGGATCAGACTTACGATTACAACCTCGGAAGGTTCGACGATTTCACCAATTTCGCGACCCGACTGAGCGAGGAGAACCAGAAAATCCGGTTGAACCTTGCCAGAGCGGCGACCCCGCTCTTTGACGAGACCCGCTCGCAGATGGCGCTCAACGACCTCCAGCTAACCCAGGGAATCGTGCCCGCCTCGGTGCAAGCCGAGATCGAGCGTGCAGCCGCCCAACGCGCCCTAGGGGCGGGAACCGGCGCGGGGAGCCAACTTAAAAACAACCTGTCGATGCGTGACTTGGGGCTTTCCTCCATGGCGGGGATTCAGCAGGGGCAGCAGAATTTCCAAAACCGCCAGCTTCAAGATTACAACACGCTCGTCGCTGGAACGCAGGTCGGGGTCGAAAATGTTTACAACTGGATGGGGCTCAATACCAACAAGGTCATTGATGTCAATAACGAGAACAGTTGGAAGCTCTTTGAGGCCCAGAAAGTGCCGCTCGACTACAAGATGGTCGGGCTCAACACCGCGCTGGACAAGAGGTTCGACCTCGCCACGAACCAAGCGAGCTTCCTCCACACGACTTACTCCAATGTCTATGGGCAAGAGAGCGAGACGGCTCGCGCCATGGCCGCGATGGAAGCGGCAGCAGCAGAGGCCCGCACGAATGCCAAACTCGGCATCGCGGGTCAAGGGCTCTCCAATGCTTACGCCAGCGCCAACCGCTCCATGGCTTCGGGGCTCGCCAACGCGCAACTCGTGAGCAACGCCTCGTCGCAGATCGGCGGGTCTTTAATGGGATTTGGAATGGCGGGCATGACTGGAGGGGGGTCAGGAGGGTTTTCGTCTTACGGACAGATGACTCAACACACCGCCCCCGGCACAACGGGAAGCTATGTCCAGGGATCAGGGTGGGTTCCTAGGGCGACAGCCGCTTAATTTATGAGAGGATTCGATGTTCCAATAATCAACCCCACCACAGGGGCCAGTGAATACGGGGCCAATCTCGCCCAGTGGGATTGGAAGCCTTTTGACACGGCCATGAAAGCGGCCAAGACGACCTACGACATGGTCCAAGGCAACAAGGAAGAAAAGCGCCAGCAGGAGGAGTTCGAGTTGGAAAAACTCCTCTTTCCTTCCAAGCAGAAGGCCGCAGAGCTTCAACTCACCAAGCTGCAAAGCGAGATCAACGAGAATAACGCTAGGGCCGAGGCTTTGTTAGGTCAGGCAGATGCGGATGGTTTGGCCGAATATGGTGGTTCGTTACACCCTGAACGCTATGCCCCTCTCGGCATCAATGCCCCGTCATCGGTATTCAGGCCATTCATTTCAAAACAAAAATCGTCTGCATCGTCCGACGCGGTTTCACTAAATCTGGGCACTAACGCAGCGCAATACTTCCCACAATAATGGCTATTACCGCTTCTACCGCTCCTTCATTCGATCTTAATACGGTATTTGACCCTAACTGGGAGGAGGATTCCGCTCAAAGAATTTTTTCCGGCATGGCCGACCCAGAAAAGAAGCAGGTCGATCAAACAGTTGTCGAAACTGGGGTCAAGTCGCTTCAACCTGAAAGGAGCTACACCCCTGCAAAAGAGGGCAGCGGACGATTGACCTCTGACATGACAGGAAATCCACTTGATGACTTTGAAGCCCCGCTAAAAAAAGAGGCCCCGAAAGAAGCCCCAGTAGTGGAATCCGAACAAGACGAGCAACCGTCTATCGGTAAAATTATTGCGGACGGCCACAATTATATTTCCCAAATTAAAGCGGTGCAGTCGGGGCGCTTTGGAAAAACAAGAGAAGTTCAACGAGAAAAGGCTCTCGATAACCAAGCGATTTTTCAGGCTTACTCGGCTATGCAGGCGCGGCTCTCGGAGCGCGGCTATGATGATCCTACTTTGGTGGCTACGCTAGGGACTTACAAAGGGGGAGGTCTCCGATCCGCGGAAGACATCGACCGGCTTTTCGAGATCAAGAAGAACGGGCTGCAATACCAGACCAAAGAAGGAAACATTGCCAAACTCGAAAAGAACGCCCCGTGGAGCGCTATCGTGGACGCAGCCGATGAAGTCGGAGGCATCACGATAATGAAGCCGAGTGATCCTGGTAAGGACTTCGGGCAGTTGGCAGATAACCTTAAAAAAGCTGAAGACAGTTACACAGCCGTGAAAGACTCTGATGATGAAAGCGCAAAAGCGAGGGCAAAGTCGATTGTGGAGCTTTACGAGGGTCAACTAAACGCTGCAACGGAGGGTAAGTTTTTCAGAGACCGACACGCGGGCATTCAACAGAATCTCTTAACGGCGATAAACCACTTGAATAATCCGAAGGTGAATTACAAGGGTGTGGCTTACGACCAAGTCGATAAATCTAAACCGGAGGACAATTTATCAAGCAATGATTTCTTTGAGCAAGCGGCTACGAAGGGGATGATGCCCACCGTTACAATGACGCCTACGGGCTTCAATACTGACGCGGTTGAAGAGTATGTAAATTATTACGGTGTCGATAAAACACTAGCCGCTGCATACAATAAAAAAGGCGGGTTTGATTTTTTTGAATACTCCCACAAAGATAAAAAACTCACACCCCTTTTAGGAAAAGCGGCTGAAGCCCCTTTGCCAAAAACCGAAAGCACTTCAGGGATTGATAAAGCCCTTCAAGAAATCGAAGCCCGTGAAGCGGTAAGCTCTGCAAAGAGCCGCGAAGCGGAAATCGCAGAGATTGACGCGGAAATTGCAAGAGTTTCTTCCCTTATGACAGAGCGGCGTGAAGGCGGATTTATGCCGTCTGGATACTCGGCCCCTGTTTCGGGCCGCGCAAAAACTAAAGAAGAATTGCAGCAATCAAAACTGAAGATTCAAAAATTGGAGCAACGCAGAGCAATGCTTCGAGGCAAATAATTTAATTAAAATGATTATTCCTTACGACCAAGTTGAGGGCTATGAAAACTACACTCCAACCCTTAACGAAGAGGAAGATAAAGAAAACCTAGTCCCTATCTCCAGCGTCCCCATGAAAATGCGGGAGGACCTTTCCCTAGGGGAGGAATTCGGGCGCGGGTTTGACCGCGGGTTGCTCCAAACCAAGGGCCTTGGCCTCGGGTTGGTGGGGGCCCTCGGCGAGGCGGCGGGGTTGGATGATGTCGAGGAGTATGGCTACACCGGAGCGCAAGAGGCGATGCAGGCTGCGTCGGCTCCTGAACTCGCAGGTGAGGTGGAGAGTATTTTCGATGTGGGGTCCCCTGGGGACTTTATGAGCTATGCCGCGGGGCTGATGGGGTCGCAGGTTCCGAACCTGGCGATCTCGGCTGTGACCGGCGGCGTGGGCGGTATGGTCGGCAAACGGGCTGTCTCCGCGGCGATCACCGAGGCTTTGGAAGCGAAGACGGCGCAACTCGTGGGCGAAGGCGTGGCGAAGGAAGTCGCCAAGCGGCAGGCGCAAGTGGCGCTCTCCCGCGAGATGGGCGTGAACATGGCTGAAAAACTTGCTGCCGAGAAAGCGGCGCAGATTGCCGCGACGAAGACGGGCATCGGCGTGGGCACGGCGGTATCCGGCGTAGGCATGGAAGTCGGCTCGATCTACTCCGAGACTCGCGATCTGGGGCTGGCTGTGAAATACGGCGTGCCTGCCGGATTGGTGGAAGGTATCGCTGACCGATACTTTGGCGGCAAGATCGTGGACGCCATCGAGGGGACGAGCGGGACGAAGGGGCTCAAAGCAGCGGGTAAAGAATTTGTAAAAGGCATCGGGGTCGAAGGCGGCGAAGAAGGCGTGCAGACCGCGCTGGAGTTGCAGGCTCTCGAAGAATCCGGCGTGGAGCCAGGGTTCGAGTTGTTCTCGAAAGAGGGTGCCAAGCGTGTCACGGAAGGCGTGGCGGCTGGCGCAGTGATGGGCGGTGGCATGGCTACAGGGGTGCAAGGCTTGAAGCTGGGCCTGACTCCGCTGACACAGCGGGCGCTACAAGATGTCGAGACGGGGCTTCCCCCAGGAACCGAGACCCCAGGAACCGAACAGCAGGACACGACCGACGAGGAGAAATTTTACAACTTCTCACCAGACGCGGTGACGATCGACGACGGTGACGATGACCCGATCACGGCCCGTCGTTTTACGATCGGCACTGAGAAGGGTTGGGCAATCGACAACCCGACCGAGGAGATGCAGCGCCGACTGGTTCCCCTAGGGAACACCGGCAAAGTGGCTCTTGTGGACGGGGGTAAAGGTTACGGCGATGCGCTCAAACACATCCTCAACAACGGCGGTCGGGTTCGTAACATCGACCCCTCGATTCTGGACAACGAGATCGCGGATGATGACGGGGAGTATGTGGGCTTGTCCTCGTTCACACAGGACAACAAGCTGGCTGCGGGCACGGGGCAGCAGCAGGGGAAAGTGCAGGGCACGGACCTTGAGATCGACGCGGAGCAGCGTGCTTTCGAGGATCAGTTAATTTCAAAATACGGCCAGCTAAACAATGTGCTGAATGCTACGGAGTTGTTGGAATCCACAGGGGCGATGCCCCAGGGATCGTTCACCGGCTCTGAACGGGAGGCTTTGGGGGGAGGTCTGAATCAAGACGAGCGAAACGCGATTCTTGCGGCGGTGCCTTCAAGGGAACTGACAAAATCCAAAGCCCAAGTGGAGCGACTGATCCGAGAAACGGAAGAAGCTGCGGCGAAAGAGGGGACGACCCCAGAGCTTGAGCGCCGGTTGAACTTCCTCGCCGATGTGCAGGGGAGGATCGCGGATTTCGAGAACCTCAAGACGATGCAGCAAACCCTAGGGCGCAAGCCGCTGGAGGGTGGAGCCGCAGGGGAATTATCGGCAGGCGTTTCCAAGACTGACCCCGTAGAAGAAAAGCTCGCAGAGTGGAGCCGGATCGTGGAGGAGCGGGGGAAAGTCGATACCGAAATATCTTCACTACAAAAGCTAACTGCTCCTTCTGGTGGAGGTTCTATTTTTGATGCTCTCGACGCCTACGAGATGATGCTGTCAGATAGTCAGAAAGTTTCACAAGAAATTGCGGCGCTCAAAAAAGCAAAAGCCGACAAGAATCAAATCCAGGCGAAAATGCAGGAGCTTCGGAACATTGAGGAGTCCGCAAGGGGGTTGATTAGTGAATCAGGCAACCAAGATTTGTTTGCAAATGAAGTTCGCAAGCAGGTTGTGGTAGAAGAAAGAAACAACTCAGCGGCTTACAAGGCATGGGACGCTTTAGTTCAGGAAGCTGACGCGCTACAAGCTGAACGGGATACTCTTGTTACTGAGGAGGACATCAAAAATTTTGACGAATCGTCAAAGGGAAAAAAACTAGAGACGATTGCTCAAAAAATCGACAAGGCTTACGAGCAAGTAGTCCCAACAGCACGACTCGCGGAGTTTTACAAAAACGCTGCAAAAGTAGCTACTGCGAAAAGAGATGAACAGCGTCAAGTTGACCAAGCATCTCAAGAGCAAAGACTCGCTGCGGAAAATAACTTGAAGTCCGCGACAGAGAAAAGCCGAGGACTGAACACAGATGTCGTCTATAAAACTCCTGATGGCAACACAGTCGTTGGAACCTTGGTGCCCGACCCCGAGACGGGGCGTGCATTGGACCAAAACGGGAATCTCGTTATCGCGCCGAAATCTTTTGAAGGCAGCGACAAAAGCGATTTAGTAGATACAAGAACTCAATACGGCGACCGCTTCATCCGAGTCCCCAGGGAAAATGTCTTGAACATTGTTCCAGACAAAACGGTGGGAGTGAAAACACAAGCGGCCAGCCAGGCAAAAGCCTTGGGCGTGGAAAACGCCGACCAGAATTCTCTGGCTCAGAACGCCACGGCGATTGCGGCCAAGCTCAATGAGCAATCGGAAGCCCGAGAGAAGGAACTGGAGAACTCTTTGGAGCCTGTCTTTACGAGAGACAACAAGGGCAAGTTGGTCCCAAGCGCGGTGCGTCGCGGGGAGACTGTCGGCTTGCGTTTAGAGGGTCGTGAGGCTTTGCACAAGACGATGTATCTGCCAGACGGCACGACGCTCGTGCCCACCAACGCGGGAATCTTCCGTGGTGTGGAGGGGGCTGGAGTGGATCAACGAGTCGTCTTCGACCGCTACTATGTCGCCAAGCCCAAAGGGGCCAAAGCGCCTACCGCTACGAACACAGTATCGCTCCCAGTGTTGCGCCCTGGGGAGACGCTCATCACGCTAAACGACCTCTCGGACGAGCAGAAAACAAGCACTGGGATAACCCGCGCCAAAGGGGGCAAATGGAGAACCAGCGAACTTGTTTCCGAGGACCTTTGGGACAACCTCTACAAAGCTCCTAAAGCTGCCGTCTTCGGAACAGCGAAGACGCCGGTGGGTGGAGTGCTTGCCCCTACTCAAAAGCCAACCCGCTCGGGGACCCGCATGACCCAGACGCCCAGCGTCGCGGAGACGGAAAGTGGAGACTTGGAACTTCAGGATGTTTTCACTTTTGAAGGCGACCTCACCGACGCGGAAAGAATCTTGACTACCGCCCTGGGGAAATTTTCCGCTACCCCGACCCGCGAGGAATTGATCTCGGCGGGGTTCACGCCGACGAATGAGAAGGCGGAGTTCGAGGTGGCGCGTGGGAAGTATGCTCTGGAGGAGGTTCAGGATGTAACCATCAAAGACCCGCTCTCAGGGTCGGGCTTGGACATCCCCGTCAAAGCAGGGGTTTTCAAAGACTCCAAGAACCCCGACGCTCCGGCGCAAGTCAAGCTGTATGCCCAGTTCGACCTGAGCAAGGTGTATGCCGCGATGGAAGAATTGGAGGCCAAGCGCAAGGCCCCCGACACAGCGCAGAAAAACGCCAATATCGTCAGGGCCGAGCAATCCCTAGCCCGAGAGGTTCAGGACTTGCAGCGCCTCACGCTGGCTCAAATGAACATGGGCCTTGATGTTCGTGTCCGCGAAATCAATGGGGTGCCGGAGGCGCAGTTTCTTTCTGACTATGGGTTTGTCGCGTCGCGGAATGCGAGAGCTTCTGGAAATAAAGGGGCGTTCGGAAACCACATCATCACCGAAGTCACCTACAACCCGAACCCTGATTTCAAAAAGGGGGGAGACACTTTCCGTCGAAAGGCGCAGAGCCCAAGACAGACGCAGCAACAAGCCGCCGCAACGCTTACCAATACGACACTGCGAGGCCGCGGGTTCGACTTCAAAAAGACGGGGCTCGGGTCGGCGAATCAAATCTTAGGGAACTTCCGCCGCCAGATGCTCGACCGAGCGCAAGAGGCAAAAGAAAAAGAAGCAGAAGCAATCGAGAGTGGCTCCGACCTTGCCGCTCGGCACGCCGAGGCTTTGGTCAAGCTCACCGCGTTCACCCGCCCGATGTTTGAACGCTACGCGGTGCCAATTCGTAAACATATCGAAGAGGCCCCAGGCTCGACGCCAGAGTTCAAAGACCGTTGGCGTATGCAAACCGAACTCTTCTTGGCGCGTGAGTTGAACAAGACGCAACTGCGGGCAATGCCTGACTCTGTTGCGGCAGAGATGCAAAAACAGATCGAGACTAAAAAACGCAATGCTGATAAAATAGAACCTGTCCGCGGGAAGCGCCGAGTTAAAAAGAAAGGCAAGAACTACGGGCAGTTGGTCGATGATCCTTACCAGTCCGAGCGTCAATTCAAAATCCGCCGCAGAGAGTGGCAACAAAAACTCGATAGCGAAATTGCGGAGATAGAAGAAAAATTCTTTCGGCAAATGCTCCCCAGGGCGACCCGCGGCAATACGGGGGTTTCTGAAGTAAATCGCCTCACGAAAGAGATCGAGGATAAGAAAACAGCAATCCGCCAAAGCGTAGCCGCCACGAAGATCAAAGAAAAGCCGAGCGCCGAAGAAATCAAAAAGCAAATCAGCGCCGACTCAGAGGTTAAAAAACTAACCGCTTCTTTTCAACAAGCTAAAGGGGACGCAGCAAAAAAGCGTTGGAAGACCAAGCTGGAAGCTAGAAAAGCGCAGATTGAAAACAACGCAATCGTCGAGCGCGACCCGACCGAGGGAGAGATTGAGACCGAGACCCGCAATCGAGTTCAAAAAGACCAAGACATCTACAATTTGGAGCGGAAGATCGAAAAGCTCGGGGAGTTCACGACAGCGCAAGACGCGATGATTGACGAGTTCTTGGGCTTCATACAAGCCGAGGCAGAAAAAAGCGGGAACCAAAATCAAAAAGCCCTGACAGAGAACCTTCGCCGATTGCTCGCTCGCAAAGAAGAAGCCGCAAAGGGAGGTAGAAAAGTATTTATCAATGTCCGCAAAGAGGTTGAAAAATCAGAGTCTTTTGCAGACCGCCAACTGCAAAAACAAATTAAGGCCGAAGCTAAAAAACTAGAAGCCACGGATGAAAGGGTAAAAGAACTCAAGGAAAAGCTCAAAAACGCGAAGCCTGGAAATGTTCTGCAACTAGAAAAGAAACTGCGGCTGCGAAAAGAAGCACTTCTCGAAGAAGCGGAATACCGTCTTTCCAAACAAGGGTTATTTATAGGACAAAACGACCAAAAAGCCGCCGAATCCGAAGAGCTTCTCGACTCCGCAGCTAAAGCGATGGATTCTGCACAAATCAGCGGCAACGACCGGATGTTCGAGGGTGCGGCTCAAAATTTTGCAGACCGGCAACAAGCCAATGAGGCAGAGAAGTTCTCCGACGCTGACCGAGCGATCGTCGAAGCCTTTGGCAAGATGATGGATGAGGTGAAAACCTTGAACATCTTTGGCACCACAGGGAGGGTTAAAGGCATCTTGCGACAAGGCTTCAATGAAGCAAGCAAGTTCAAAGGAGCTATCGAGAAGCAGGAGTTCGTTGACCCACAGACGGGAAAAGCTGCCGACGCGGGGAGCGACCTCGTGCAGGGAATGATCCGCGGGCAAGAAGACCCGCTGGCCTTTGAGAACTACCGCGAGCCTCGCAAGAAGGATGACGCGAAGCGGCAGGAATACCTAGAAGACCTCGCCGCCCTCAAACTCAGAGAACTCGCGAGGGAGGCAAATGACAAAACCAAAGGTGATGTTGACCCCAATATCGTAGAACTTGCCCTCGTAAAGCTCTTTGGCGGTAAGTTTGAAGGAGAAGTTGAGGGCAACTACATCAATGAGACTTTCGAGCCATTGGCAAAAGAATACGCCGATGTCATGGAAGACTTTTTCGCGGGCACAACCGCAAGGAAAGAACAACAAAGAATAGCTGAGATTGAAGCTGCCCGCGGCAAAGGCGAAAGGTCCACTCTGACAAAAGAAGAGTTGGAGCCGCTCAGAAAAGAATCGAGCCGCATATCGAAAATCGCCTTTGGCGTCATAGAGAATTATCTGTTCAACCCGAATACAAAACGAACCCTGTCGGGCAAGTCTTTACCGACGACTGAAAAGGTTTCTCTCGGAATCCCAGGTGCTCCCCTTGCCAGCGCCCCAGGGGCGAACGGCACTGATGTAGCCCAGAGTAATAAAAACGCAACCGCTCAACCTGACCGCAACCCGACAAGGGAAGGATCAAAAGCGGCGGTGCAATCATTCGTGCAAGGTTATGCAGGGCTAACCGACTCCGACATGGTCGGACTTGATGATAGAGAAATCGACGCGATCTACCAAGCGGCGACCTCGAAGGCCGATGCCGACATGGCGGCTGGCGCAGTGGACTCTGTCGTAGCTGCCACCCCAGGGATGAACGCGCTCCTCGAAATGAGCGGCAAGGATTTGATGCGCGGGTATCTCAGGGAACTCGAAGCAGAGCAGACCCGTGGAGATGCCGAGACGATCCTTCGCGAGAACCTCCGCAGGGCGGCGACAACGAAGATGTTCAAGTCGAACACCGACTTTCTGGAGTATGTCTCCAAGATGCCCCAGGGGATCAAGCGGGCGGCTGCACTTCGAGCGAAGGAATTCCTCAAGCTCAACGAGCAGCGCGGGTTCAACTGGAACAAGATCGCTACGCAGATCGCGGCGTTCGGCAAAGACGGCAAGCAGGCCACATGGGCGGGGCTCCTAGGGACCGACATGGAAACCGGCGGGCACGCCATCTTCCTGAACCTCGATCAGATTCACGAGGGCGACATCGTGGAGACGATGCTGGAGGAGATGGACCACGCGCTCACCCACCGGATCATCAACGCGGAAGCCTTCGGCATGAAGCTGAACTCTGTTCAGCAAAGCGCCCGTGATCGTTTGAGAACGGATTTCAAACGCGCTGTGCTGAAAGCCGGAGAAGGCATGACCGAATTGGCCGAAGGAGCCCGTGGGTTGACGCCGGAGCAGAAGGTGGCGTTCTACTCGAACGCCTTCAAAGACATGGTGGCGGAAAGCCCCGATCAATTCCGTGCCTACTACAACCTTACGAACCTCGACGAGTTCGTGGTGGGCATCAAGAAGGACGGCAGCTTTATCGACTTGCTCAAGGAACTTGGCTTCAGTGAAAAAGCCGAGGGCGGCTTCTCGATCTCGCAGCTCCTCAAAGACATTTTCACCTCGCTGGCGGAACTCGTCACAGGGCGCAGGCTGGATGCAAACTCCGAGCTTGCCCGTGCGTTCTCCGACGCTTGGACCCTCTCCACAGGGCGCGATGCGAAGCAATGGACGGTGCCCCCGACCCAGCTATCCATGGCCCTAGGGGTCGAGGCGGCAAGCACCAGCAAAGCGACCGGCAGCAATGAAACCGTGCGGATGCGTAAGGACGGCGGCACCGCCGTTTACAACGCCTACCTGCAACAGAACGAAGACGGGTCGTGGTCGGTCTTTGGAGAATTCGGAGACCCCACTAGGAAGCTCCAGCGTGCCGAGAAAAGCAAAGGCAAGCTCGATTACGAACAAGCCAAGGCGGTTTTCGACAAGACGGTTGAAGCCAAGTCCAAGAAATACTCGGTGATTCCTGAAGGACCAGAAGGACCTCAAGGACCAACGGGACCGAACGAAGGTCCTCAAGGCCCCCAAGGGCCACAAGGTCCACAAGGTCCCGCCGTGACTCCGCGGGCGCAGAGAACCCCAGGGGAATATGGTCGCAGCTTCCTGCCGCAATCCGCCCCAGGGCGGCGGTCGAATGTGACCAGGTTCAACGAACTCACCGCCGATCTGCAAGGGCGCAATCTTACTCAAACCGACCTCGATGCTTGGAAGAACGCTAACCCTGAGAAGTATGCAGAGCTTGAAAAAATGCGGGAGGATGCGATTAAGTCCTCGGCAAGCAATAACGGGCAAAAGGTATTCGGCCCGCTGTGGCACATTTCCAGTGAGACAGGACTTTCCGAAAACAGGTTTGACCCGAATAAAATAGGGAGCCAAACAGATAGCGGGTATTTAGCCAGAGGGTTTTATTTTGCCGGAAGTGAAGATGAGGCAAGAAACTCTGTCGGCCTCCAAACATCGAGGTCGGGAAAAGCATACCGAGTATTTGTAGGGTTCAAAAATCCTTTAGAAGTAACCCTACAGTCAAATTCGGTTGGAAACTGGCAATACAACGATGCTAATAAATCAGTTATAGAACAGCTTGCAAAAATCGTAACGCCTCAAAAATGGAATGAATTCTTAACCAAGTATAATTATAGCGCAGAAGAACTCAAAGAGCTTGGGTTAAGGCCCCCCTCCGAAATAAAAAATAGAGATTTAAGTTTCTATAATTTTTCGCTCAACGCTTACAACGAGTTGTTCAACTTTTTAGGGATAGATGGGATTGTTACTAAACTTAAAAATGGGGCTCCATTTGAAGTTGTAGGACTATCCACAGTAAAAAACCCAACCTTCAACCCTAACCAAATCAAGTCCGCCGAGCCGCTTAACCTTGAAAACGGACGGCTCATTCCGCCGACCGAGTGGGCGCAGCCGGAGAATCCAAACATCCTATACTCCGCCCCAGGGCGGCGGTCGAATGTGACCAGGATGCTCCTAGGGAAAAAAGAGGGGACGACTTACACCGGCAAGAAGGTGGAGACCGGTGGCTGGTTCGCCTCCGACGCCTTGGCGACGGATGGAGTGACCGCGATGTTCGATCGCAAGACGAACCGCGAGTCCTTCGGCAAGCAGCAGGCCGAATTTTATGACAAGGCCCTGGGCAGGGCGCTGAAGAAATACGAGGGCCAGTTCAACCCCAAAGATGTCAACGACGCCCTGGGGAATATCGAAAACCCGCTCACCGAGGCGCAGGCCAGGGAGATCGACGAACTCGTGGCGACCAACCAAGAGGCGGATGCCGCCGTGCTGAAGAACGATTACATGGAGGCTAACCGCGCCGACTTCCGCAGGCGGCAGGCCGAGGCCCGCAAGCGTCTGCCCGAGGAGGTCGTGAAGATCATCGAGGAGATGCGCGACACGGTCGATCCGCTCAGTAGCTACGCCGACGAGAAGATGGGCTTCTCGACCGCCGCCAACCAAGGAATCTACCTGAACCGCGCTTACCTGATTTTCGGGGACGAGAAGACAAGAGAGCTTCACCAAAAACAAATCCGCGAGAACCCTGTGGTGATGGAGAACCTAAAGAACTACCTCTCCCGACAACTCGCGGAGCAGGACGCCGAGGCTTTGATCCGCCGAGCCACCCGCGAAGGGCGAATCCTCCCTAGGGAAGAAGCCTTGGTCCAAGCCACCGCCAATTTGTCGCCGACAGATTTGGGCGCGGCGATCGAGCGCGTGCTCAATGCGGGGGATAAAGGAGTCGGCTCCTTGTTTGTCTCGGGGCGCATCCCTGGGCAAAAGAACCTGAAAATCTTTGATGCCCGCGGCAACATCGCCAAGGAAATCCAAGCGGCCTGGGGCGTGGTCGAAGACCCTGGCACGAACTACGCGAACACCGTCATCAAGCTCGCGAACCTGGTCGCCAACGACAAGTTCTTGCAAGAACTCAAGGCGGCGGGGCTGGAGTCGGGCACGCTCTACGACCCTAGGGACCCGAAGAACCTGAACGAGGAGGACGGGCAACGACTCGCTGACGCCCGCTCGGCGGCTCTGGAGGCCGATCCGACACTGGCGGCGCGGTCGCGCTTCAAGCCAGAGTTGCTCGATCGGGCAATGATCGCCCAAGACCCTGTGGTGGCGAGCATCCTCGAACAGGCTGAAAGCAAAGTCCCTTCAAAATATGTAAAGCTATCCAGCGAGACGAACAAATCGTTCGCTCCCGTCTCGGGTATGTATGCGGAGCCGCTCTTGTTCGAGTGGTTGACCACGAAGTTCCCGCCGAGGGGCGAGGAGAGTTGGTGGATGAAAGCCCTTACGCAGGCAACGCTCGTCCCTATGGCGATGAAGACCGTAGGCAGCGTGACAGGGCAATTCCGAAACTACTACTCGGGCTATATGTCGCTGCTTTCTAATAGCAACTTGAGGTTTTGGGACCCTGAGTGGCGGGAGGATTTCAAAGCCGCGCACCGCATGACCTTCGGAGAAATCTATCGGGATGTGCGGGGAATCTCTACCGATGCCACAGCTCGCAAGGCGATGATGAAAGCCCGCGAAAGGCTTTCGGAGTTGGGAGTGACCGGCCAATCCGTGACGATGAACTTCATGCAGGACTTGGCGCGGCTGAACTCTGGCAAGGAGAACGGCATCGTCAAAGGAATCGACGGGCTGGTTCAGAAATTCATCCAGACCTACGGAGCATCGGACGACAATTTCAAAATCATCCACTACTTCAGCGAGCTTGGCAAATACCGCAGGGCGTTCCCTGATATGCCGCAGGCACAGCTTGAGGAAAAAGCCGCCGCGATCGCCCGCGGGATTCATCAAACTTACGGAGACACTTACTCGGCGGTGAAGTCGTTGAAGAAAGTTCCGTTCATCGCGCCGTTCATCAGCTTCACCTCGGAGGTGATTCGCAATACGATTTATTCAGGGCGCTTGGCGTGGAACGAAGTCAAAGAAGGCCGTGCCACAGGGAATCGGGAACTCGAACGAATCGGGCTCCAAAGATTCGCCGGAATGAGCATTGCGGGCTTTGGCACCTTTGCATTGACGAGCATCAGCGCATCTCTTGTAGGGATCAGCGGCGAGGAGGAGCGGGAGTTCCGAAAGCTGCTGCCGGAGTGGCAGCGCAACAGCCAACTTCTTTTCACAGGGAAAGAAAACGGGAAGATTAGATTCGCTGATTTCAGTTTTAGTGACCCGCTATCGTATCTGAAAACCCCTGCGATCGCTTTTAGCAGAGAAATCTGGAGCGGCGACGAACGCTCGTTCAACGAGAAAGTCGGTAAGGGAATTCTAAACGCCATGCAAACCCTCGCGTCTCCGTTCGTCTCGGAGCAGTTGTTCTCGGGTTCTTTGATGCAGCTTTACTCGAACAAGGACGGATCAGGCAGGGAGATCGTGAACTGGCAAGACGACCCCGCCGCGATTGCAGGGGCGGTAGGAGGGCACCTAATCCAGCCATTCCTGCCAGGAACATTCGACTCCCTAGGGCGCATTGGCAAAGCCTTTACCGGCTATGTCAGCCCGAGCGGTCGCTCCTATGACAAGGGGAACGAAATTATGAGCTTCTTCGGAGCGCGTATCTCCGAGGTGGATGTGCGCCAATCCCTAGGGTTCAAGACCAAGGCGTTCATGCAGAACTACCGCGAGGCGGCAGAACTGTTCACAGGGCCGTTCTTGTCCCGCGGCACGCAGGATAGCGAGAGCATCGTGGAAGGATACGAAAGCGCCAACAGCGCGGTTCAGCGGTTGTTCGGAGAACTGCGGGGAATCTACCTCGGGGCGGTTCGACTCGGCGTTCCTCAACGGGAAGTCCTCTCGATCCTCAAGGCAAACGGACTTTCAGAAGAAAATCTCGCGATGCTTCGCAGCGGCAAGTTCAAGCCCTACCAAGCCAGCAAGCAGGCAATCACAAAGAACAGGGAGGCGGGGATGCAAACCCGAATCTCAGACTACAACAAAGCGTATGCGGCGGCTCAAAGACCCTAACCTATGGCCCCCTGGGGGCTGGCAATTTGAAGAACTTTGCACCGGCTGTAAGTTCCGCGGCAACTCGCTGGCCGACCTAGCCGAGAAGGTGCGCCTCCACAGGGAATCCAACGCCCTAGGGCGGGAGGACCTGGCGCTGGAGGACATCCAAGAACAGATCATCCTGCGAGCGCCGGAAGAATTCGACGGCTGGGAGGAGTAGTTCTTAATTGAACGATCAGGGGGTTCAGGTGTCTAATACCCCCATGAAAAAACTTGCTTTGATTCTTGGGCTCTTGGCTGCACCTGCTCTCCATGCGGACGATGACGCGGTGGCGACGGCGGTGAACGGAAACACCTTCTTCTCCAGCGGAGAGTCGGCAACGACTGTGGGAAAGAATACTTTTTTCTCGGACGGGGAGAGCGCCACGACAGTCGGGAAGAACACTTTTTATTCGGATGGCGAGACAGCCACGGTAGTCGGGAAGAATACCTTTTATTCGGACGGGGTGACTGCGACAACCGTGGGAAAGAATACTTTTTATTCGGACGGCACGGTGGCGACTCAAGTGGGCAAGAACACCTTCGTCGATAGCGACGATGAGGAGGGGGCCGAGCGGGCGCTCAAGGCGGTGGCGATCCCGAGCGCGATCGAGTCCAATGAGGATTCATACAAAGGATACGAGGGGTTCAAGGGATACGAGGGTTATTCCTACGACGAAGAGTAAAAGACGGCAGGGACGAGTTCGCGACCTCTTTTCAGGTGTGGGCTTTCGGGAGTCTAGGGTGCTCATGCACCGCCCATCCCGCCATGTTCCTTCACGCCGCAAGGACGGAGAGGGATTACGCTGGCCGTAAATTAAACACCTGCCTGCCGAAAAATATAGGGGGTGCCGCCCTTCCGTGGTTAGAGGTTCTGCGGGCGGCTTGCAGTATAGAAAGCGGGGTAACATGAAAGACACAAAACCCCCTCCCTCAAGACACTCACGGCTTGTCTGTTTCTTCAAACACTGCGTCAATTTCACTGAGCGAGCGTCGTTTGTAAAGTTTGGCTTCCGAGTTCAAAAAATCAATATCTGACAGAACTGCGATGTTGACCGCGTTTGCGTTGGTCTGCTTCTCATCGAGGCCCGTGGCTCGACGCCCCATGTCCGCAGCCGTCTTCACTTTCTCAACCTTGAGAAGAAGGTCTTCCTCGGTCATTAGCTCAGTGAACTCCAAAATTCGATTGGCCGCGGTGTATTCCCGTTCGCGAATCTGATCGGCGCGTTCTTTCCACATCGCCTCATTCGCCTCGACGGCGTTCTGTTTAAGCTGTTTCTCGACCTTCTTGATAACCCGAGGCGACAGTTCTTTGCCCAGCCAGTTCTGCCGGTAAGCGCGGGTTTTAATAGTGCCCTGCGGAACCTTGAACTTCTTGGAAAGCTCTTTGAAAGTCGTTCCGGCAATAAACATTCCCTTGATTGTCTTCCAATCAATCGCGTCCCTGCCCGTCAATGGGTCTTTCTTGGGCATATTAAGGAATTATGATAGACCTTTTCTCCTCGGGCTCGGCCTTTAACTCCTCGCGTTGCTTGGATATAAAAGCCTCCATCGTCGTCTCAACGATGGCTTGGCATTCGGGGTTGCTCTCGATGGCGTTGAGCAGGAAAGCGTGTTGCACGAAGAGGCGGCGCAGGAAGTCGCGGTCTTCGTTGTCGTTGCCCTTGGGGTCAACGGCGTTGAGGTGGTTGGCGACGGCTTCGAGGAGATAGCTTTTCATTTGATGGTCTTGCCCACGCTGGGCAGAGCTTTGACTTTATTGATAATCAGGTTGCGGACTTCGCGGTCCAGTTGCTCCAAGAACTCCTTGGAGACTCGTTCAAAGGGGTGGGCGGGGCGATGGGTCTTGGCGGCTTCGAGTGTGAAGTCGCGGCAGTTTTTTTGATTGATGTATTTCACCAGAGATTTTTACACGCCCAATAACCTGCTTTGGTTTTGTCTTTCTTGTCCTTGCAGTTGTGTCGGGCGTGGAAGTTTTTTCTACGCTTTTCGTTGTGGTGCTGCGTGAAGTCGGACATCGAGCTATCGCCGAAGTGAACCACTTTGACATTGCCCTTGTCCGACTTCACGAACACGGATTTCTTTTTACCTGCGGGAGTTACCCCCGCGATCTTTCGAGGGGAGTTGAGCGTGACTTTCTTGCCTTTCCATGTAGCCATGGGAGCAAGGTTGCACGGTTAATAATCTGATGCAACATCAGAACGAGGCGCGGCGCAAAGGTTGTTGAACCGGCACCACGACGCCCCGATCCGTTACCTGATACACTACCTGGCTGGAGGGGCTAACGCTCTTGGGCGTTGATGACTTGCGGCAACCGCCACCAGCGGTGCAAAAGATTATGATTGGTGCGGACAAAACAATAAGTGCGGTGAATAGTCTTTCAGTAAACATAAGGTTAGTTTCTTTCTATGGTTGGTTGTTGGGTTATTATCTCTGCTCCTCAAGCCACTCGGCGATGTTGTCGTAGTAGGCCCAATGCAGCAGGGAAATGGCTTGATCCTCCTCCAAGGCGGAGGGGAGGGGAGCGCATCGGCGCTCGCTCTGGGAGAGCAAAGCGTGGGTGAGAGCAGGGATCATTTCCCTCCACTGGAAAGGAAAGAGCCGGTGCATCACCGTCGCAACGAATCGGTCGGCCAGAACGAACGCATCAGCAAAATGCCTTGCGTCAGCGCCCCAGTGGGAACGATCCGCGCTCCAGTCAATCGTGGGGTAATCCTCCTCGAACGCCTCGTCCCCAAAGATCAGGCGGAAGGCGGCTTCCCACTCTCGGGTGTGGGCGACCCATGCACCAAGTTCAACCAGCAGGCCCTCGATCTTGGGGTCCCCTGGAGCTTGGAATCTTGGCTGCACCCTGGGGGTGTTGCGGTTGATGTGGTAGTAGGCTTCGGTTGGTAGGCAGGTTTGTGTCATGTGGTTCCTTTCGGTTGTGTGTTTTGTTGTTGGGTTATTACGATTCGGCATGAGTCATAACCGTTGTGCAGAGGCCGTCCTCGGCGCAGTTTTCGGTGATGATCCAGATTGCTCCGAGGGGAGTATCGAAACAAGAAACGGCGCGGTCGGGATCGACGGGGCCTTCCACGCATCCCCTGTCACCCCGCCAGTGGCGGTCGATGTAGAGGTGGGCGAGCAGGCCGTCTTCGACGAGTTGGTGGGCCGCTTCGGTGAAGCGCATCATCCCCAAATCGAATTGTGGTTCTCCGAGTATGTCAGTCATGGCAGATGGTCCTTGTGGATCAGCAGAGCGGTTCCGAAGAACTCATGCTCCCCCGCCAGCACGACCGCCAGCAGGTTCTCCTCGCCGATCTTGTTGGCGTCCGCCACTACGACATAGTCCTCGACCCGATACTGCGGGCCGCTTCCGTCCTCCTCCAAAGAAAAGAACGGGCCGCTCCCGTCGTCCGTCACAGGAGCCGTGATCCGCACGGGCCCGACATAGGAGCAAAGCTCCTCCTCGGTGAACCTCCCGTTTTCGGGGGAGATGTCCTCGATTGTCGCATCGGTGTATAGTATTTTTGATATGGTCATGGTTGAGTTTAGACATGGGTTGTGTCGTTTCGTTCAATAAAAAATTATGCTTTTACTGAACGCAACAACCTCACAAGCGCATCGGCCAGCCCCCACAGGCTTTCGCGGCTGATGTAATAATCGAAGTGCTCCTTCAAGTTCTTCGTCCGGTCGATGGAAGAACAGCACAGGCCGAGGGTTTGCAGCCCCCGCTCGCGCAGCGCAGCGCGGTCGATCGGGTTATCGGTGATCTCGCCGTCGGTGTAGATGATGGCGAGCCTGTCCTTGGACACCTCGTCGAAGCAGTTCTTCGAGGTCTTGCGGTGGGCGGGGCTGGGGCTCAAGGCCAGACCGAACCCCTCGGCTGAACTCCAACCGCGGGCCAACTGCGCTTGCGCGTAGCTCTTGATGGGCAACTCCGTCTTGTAGTTCACGCCGCCCTCGGAGCAGAAGTAGGCCGTGCATTTGATCTTCTTCTTGCCTGCGAGGATCGACAGCGCCATGAGCAAGACGCGGCCTGCACGATCGGTCGGGAGCGAGGTCGTCTTCTCCCGATCAACGAAGCAGTTGTAATACGCCATCGAGCCCGAGCAGTCGATGAGCAAAGACAAATGCGGGACGCCGTTGTTGCCGATGACCTTGCCGATGTAGGGCAGGTCGTAGCATTTGCGGAGGATCGCCCGCAGGTTGAGCTTGGAGGTCGGTCGGCTGGTCGCCCCCTTGGTGGTGCCCACCCCCTTGAAGGCGGTGGCAAGCATTCGGGCGAGGCGGACGGCGAGGTAGTGCTCCCGCTTCTGGTCGTCTCCACTGACGCCTGACAGCGACTCTTCCTCGGAGAGGGAGGACAGGGTTCCGTGGGCCTTCATCTCCTCCCCTTTGCTGGTGCCTGTCGTCTCGCCTTCCTCGTCGCCTGGCTTCTTGGGGACATGGAGCACGGCTTCACCGCAAGCAGTCATAGCGTCCTTGAGGTCGCCGGTGCCGAGCCCGCCCGCTTTCTCGATCGAGTCGTCGCTGGTGCGAGGGAACTCTTTGAGCCAGTCGATTAGCACGGGGATCAAATTCTCGGTGCTAGAAGTCCTGCGAATGCGGTTGAAGTATTTCAAAACCGTATCGAAGAACGGTAGCACTCGGAAGGTCGCCTGAAACTTTCGGGACAACTTGCGGGAGAATCCCGAGCAGTCGTTCTTCATCCAGTAGAGCAGCGCCGAGGGTGTGACTTTCGAGATGTCCTCGGGATACTTCTCCCAAGTCATCCACTTGAAGGCCCGCCTGCGGAGGCGGGACCAGATGGTCTCGATGCGGATGTCCTCGAAGAGGTTCATCAAACGCCAAGGGATGTTGTGTTTCTTGAGCGCATCGTTGAGTTCCTTGAGGTTCTTGGTGGTGAAGCGGGAGTGCGCCGCCTCGTGCTCATAGACCTCGGTGAACAGCTTGGGCACCGACCGGCGAACGCCGCTCCCTAGGGAGGGGGTGGCGATCGTATCGTAGGCCAGAGGCGAGATCATAATCTCATGCTTCTTGGTGTCGTGGTTGTAGGTCCAGCACCCCGTCTTGCAGGGGTGGGACGGCGGGAGAACTCCGAGCGAGTAAGCCTCGGTCAGGGTTCCCTTGGAGCGGAGCTTGATGTGAGCCGCTTCGACGAGCGAGCGGATGTGTGTGGTCAGTTTGATCTTGGACATGGTTGTGTTTCCTTTCTTGTTGGTTGTTTGGTTATTACTTGGCGGACGGGCCGAACGCTTTGGCGAGGGCTTCGTTCACCTTCTTGACTTGCTCGGTTTCGGGCAGGCCCTCGATCGTCTCGGCGACCCAGATGTTCATACCCAGCAGGCGCAGGGATGTCGGGACATCGGCCTCGTCGATCGCATACAGCAATGCTTCGGAGAGGATGCGAGTGGTGGGGCGCACCTCGATGAAGCTATCGGCGGCAAGCACGCCGCACTCTTTCCAGAAGGCGATGATCTTATCGACCACGGCGGGGGTGAACCCTTTCGCCTTGGCCGCAGCCGACAGGACAGCACGCAGCTTGGCCTCCTCGACCTCGACATGGACGATGACGAAGCGTTCTTTGCCAGCAGGGCAGTCGGCATTGACATCGAACTTCGCGCCGACATTGGTGGTGGCGGCGACGGCGAGGTTCTCCTTGGGGCACAGGATTTCCTCGGTGCTCTCGACGCCGGTGACGGGATCGACAATCGGGCGACCCGTGTTGAGTGCGTAGTAGAGCTTGCCGTCGATCTCACGGGCGCTGAACGGGGTCAGCAACGACTGGCGGGCGGCACCTTGGGCGCGGTAGATTTCGTCAAGCAGAACGAATACCTTCTTGCCCGCGGCGGCGAGTCGCCATGCACGGGTGAGCGGGCCGTCCACCCAATCGGTCTTGGCTGTGCCGAAGCCGAACATATCCGACGGCATCGTCTCAGGCTGGAAGCCGAACTCGATGTAGGCATCGAACTTCTTGCCCCATGCACGAGCGCCGTAGGTCTTGCCACTGCCCTGCCCGCCCTTGATGAGCACCGGCTTGAGGGCGGCACCAGGCTGGCAGAATCTCTCGAAGCACAGGGTTGTCGTGTCTTCGCTTGTCGGCGCAGTTGTGATCCCTAGGACAGGGGCAATCACGGCGGTAACGGCGGAGTTGCCCCGCTCGATGGCGTCTTTGACGAGGTCGGTCAACTCGTCGAGCTTGTTGTTGCGCTTTGCCAGCGAGTCGGACATGACGCGGTGCCCTTCCTTCAAAGCCTCGATGTCGGGGAGCAGGGTCGGAGGTAGCTCCACTGCGGCAGGCGAGTGCGCCTTCATCTCCACGCGGACCGAGAGTTCGTCGATTGCTTCAGCGAAGGTGGTGCTGGCCGACTCGATGCGGGAGGTCAACTCGTCAAGCTGCGGTTGCACTGCGGCCTTGAGGGCGGCGGCAAGCAAGGCGGTCTCTCCCCCTGTGGGCGAGGTAGGGGCTGACGCGCCGAAGGTGCGGGCCTTGGCCTCGTCGCCTGTGATCTCCCCCTTGAGGTAGGCTTTGAGGATTCCGCTATTGGCGGTGCTCACCCAAGTTCCGGTGGCGGTGGCTTTCACAGCCTTGCGGGCTTCGGTGTAGCCGAGGGCGTCGATTTGTGCGGTGGTGAGTGTCGTTAGCTTTGTCATGTTGTTGGTCTTTCTATTGTTGGTTTGGTTGTTTGGTTATTATTCTGCGGGGTTAATCTTTGTTTTCTTGGGGCGCAAGCGGTTGACCATCTTGCGGAGATATTTGATGTTGTCTTGTGCCGCCTCGATGCAGTTCTCTGGGGTGGCTGATTTGCCGTAGCGCCAGTTGTTAAGCTGGTCTTGTCCGGTGCTGGCGCAGTCCAGGCAATACTCTGCCCATCCTGCGAAGTGTTCGATGCTCCGGCCTTCGAGGTGATACCAAAGGTCGTCGAGTATAGACTCGCAGACTTCGTCGCCTTCGCGTTCATCCCATCCGGCAACAGGTTCGTAGTCGCCGCATCCGGCGATGCTGTCCTCACGGACAACGAACCAAGTCTTGCCGTCCTTCCTGCCCTGTTCGATAGCCTGAACGCTCTCGTGCCACCCCGTTTCGCAGTCCGACTCGCCGCAGTTCCATGCGTTGCCGACATCCTCGGCCTCACCATCCCACTCGAAGTCGCCTTCTGGGCAATGAGCAAACAAGGACTCCTCGGTGATCTTGGTGCGGTTGACTGGCTTGAACAGCTTGGCCTTGAGCTTATAGATTTCAGACTGTAAGCGGGCGACTTGCTTCTCCTGTTCTGGGGTTAGGGGGTTCTCCGCTTCTTCCTCTTGATTGTAGAGGTGCTTGTCGGGGTCGAGGTAGTCGTTATGTGCAGATGTGAATGACATGGTTTGGTTTCTTTCTTTGTTGGTTTAGTTGTTGGGTTATTATTCTCCGAAGTAAAAGCAACGGGAGTAATCAAGAAGCACTCTCTCGTCGTCGTTGGTGATGGGAAGTCGCTCCCATGAGGTGAACCAATCTTGATACTCCAAGGTGGCGCTTTCAGGATCGCCGAAGCAATCAAGCTGACCGAGGATTCGGACGGCGGGGCCTCCGGTGCAGAGGAGAATTTGGAACTCTCCAGCTTTTAACTCGCTTGGAGTTGAGGCCCAATCGGAGCGCACCTCTACGGACAAGGGGTCTTCTTGGATGGATGTCATTGCATCCTCGCGGGCGTCCTCGTCGGGGGAATTGAGGGCGGCGACCATCTCTCGGATGGAGTCAAGTTGCGAGGCGGCTTGTTGTTGGGCGCGGTTGTTTTCAGTGTCTTTGTTCATGGCTATGTATCCTTTCTTTGTTGGTTGTTGGGTTATTATTCTGCGGGGGAATCAAGGGCGGCGAGGAATTCGCGGGCGGCATCGACATCGGTGTCGTCCGCCGCAGGGTGGATCAGACGGGAGACAATGGACTTCGTCTCAGTAAGCAAGAGCAGCCACGCCTTCTCGGCATGGAGCCCTTCCCTGTGGTGGTCTTCGCAATACTCGGACAAGGCCCAGTGGAGGGTGTCGAGTGCGCCGGTAAGTTTATGTTTGCTCATAGGTTGTTTCCTTTCTTGTTGGTTAGCGGTATCGGGAGAGAGTTGAATACATAGGCTTTAATGTGGCTTGGACAGCCCAATGGTGTAGACCTGCCAAGTCGTCATACTCGTGTTCCACGAGCTTCCCGAATCGTTTGAAAGGGGCGCTCGCCTCAACTTGCTGAATTAAGTTAAGCAACTTTTCATTTTTGTATTCCCCGTAATAAATGTGCTGCGGTCCAGATATTACGAGTATCCACTTATTAGGTGCCCACGAGTGAGTCACTTGTCTGATGCTGAAACCATTAACGCCACGGGGCATCTCCTTGTTTGCGGCTCGGACTAAATCAAGCGCGGTGTCGATGGGGTCTATGCTCATTGGTTTGTTTCCTTTCTTGTTGGTTGGTTATTACTCGTAACGAGGGGCTGATTCTTTGCTGTTGTCTGATTGCCCTGGGGAGGATTCGACTGTGACCCACAGGTCTCCGCCATCGCTCCACCCTAGGGGGATATACCCCTCGTCATGGTAGGCGGTGTCGATGTCGGGCAGGTTAGCCATGGCAGCATGGCGGGACGGGGCCTCGGCGCGGTTGGCCTTGGCGACAAGGGCCTTGGCTACTTCGAGCCACTTCTCGGCGACGCTGCGGGTGGCAAAGGGGACGGTGCCGTGAAGGGCGTTCACGGTATACCACCACCCGCCTTCTTCTGGCCCGCCGTAGCAGCGTTCTCTCCGATACACGGAGACCCAAGCGGGGCTGGCTTGCTCGAATTCGGTGTGGGCTTCGATCTTTTCTACGAGTTGTTCGATGAGGTTCATAGGTTGTTTCCTTTCTTGTTGGGTTGTTACTTGGATGCTTTTGCGATGCGATAAAGGAGTATCTCGCGCAAGGTCGATCCCCTAGGGAGGTCTCGCACGAACTCAAACGCACGGCTTAACTCCTCGACGCTGGGTAAAGGGGCGTCGTGCGACAGGTGGTTGGCGACATTGATGTGACCAGCCTCAATGAGCAATGGTATGTGTGGGTGTTTCATTTGTTTCCTTTCTTGGTTGGTTATTACTCTTCGTTTTCTGCGGCTTCCTCTGCGGTGCGCCAGCATTCTTCGTAGTAGGTGTTGTTGTCGTGCCGCTCCTTGGTAGCCAGATGACCGAGGTGGTTACAGAAGTGGTGCGGCGGGCCGATAATGATCCACTCGGAGCCGTCGTCTCCTTCGGATGTTGTGACTGACCATATCTGGTCGTCGTCAAAGCCTGCGTCTTTGGCTTCCTTCCAACTTTGGAAGTAGTCTCCGTCTGGTCGCCGGATTTCTTCATAGGGGAAGTCGCAATCAAAGCAGATGTTCATTGGTTTCATTTGGTTGTTTCCTTTCTTGTTATCCTTCAACGATTCGGAAGTCGTCGGCATCTTGCCAGTAGGGTTGGAAGACCAAGTCCTGCCAGAAGGGGCTGTCCCAAACACCGCACTCAAAAGAGTCTTCACACTCATCGAGTTCCTTGGCGACCGCTTGCTCGGCGGCGGCTTGGGACTCGGCTTCGATCTCGATCTCGGCGTAGGCCGGAACGGTTACTGCTACGGTTACTTTGTATTTTTTAGGTGCCCAAATAGTTTCTATTTTATCGAGTTGCATATTGGTTAGTTTCCTTTCTTTAGTTTGCTGCGTCTCTAACTCGATCCCAGTTCGTGCCGTAGTTGGCGTCGAAGTAGTGATCTAGGTTGTCTGCGGTTGCGATATGGGCAGGATCGTTCCAGTCAACGGGGTCGGGTGAGGCGTCCCCATCCTCATCGACGGAGAAATCCTCTGGAGTCCAAGCCTCCAGATAGACCATCGGATACTTCGCTCGGAAGACTTTGAGGTCTTCGTAGAAGGTGTCGGCGGGGTTGTTGGGTTTGGTTTTCTTGCTCATTGGTTTGTTCTTTCTATTGTTGGTTGTTGATGTGGATGTTCTGGAGGGAACAAAGGGTTTCTGTTATTCGATAACAGGCTCCCTAGGGAACGAGGTTACTCTCCCTAGGGAGGGGTTAAGACACCGCTGCCGCTGATCCGTTCAATCCTTTTTTGTTTAGGAATGCGACGAGTTCTCGGTAGCGGTTGCGCCGTGAGGGGTGGTTGACGAAATCGCAGAAGCACTCGGCGGTGATGTCACGCAGGCTGACGACACGGACAAACTCGACGAGGGCCGCAACGAACTGGACATTCTTGAGGAAGCTGGACTTCTTGAGTGTCGCACGGAAGGCACGAACCTCGATGCGGTCGCCCTCACGAATGGCGGCGGCGGCATAGCGTCCGGTGTAGGGGTCGCGAGCCCAAGGAACTACGACATCATAGTTTGCGAACCCATTGGACCCACGGCCTGTGACCTTCTCGCAGAACTTCCGATTGACAGGGAAGAACCGGAGGAACTTGACCTGTTGCAAGCGGGTCAGCGAACTGCGGCGGATGCTGATGTGGATGCCGTAGCCTGTGCCTGCATCCCATCCGATTGCCTTGCCCCGTATGTCGTCGAGGAACCCAGACCAATTCCCTTTGCGGTAGGTGCGGAGGCCGAGAGGCGGGGCGACAATCTCCACGCCAAGCTGCTCATGCAACGAGCCGTCCCTCTCGGGGATGAATCCGTGATCCTTTGCGGCAAAGCAAATGTCGTTTAGGGATTCTTTGTTGCTGGCGCATATCTCCAACTCGACACCGAACAAGTCGGCGAGGGGGTCGTGTTTCTTCCACAGGTTTCGAGTGTATTGATCCCCGTGGTATTGCCCTCGACCTGATGATTCCTCATCCTCATCCTCCGGCTCTGGCTCCCAATGGTAGTCGCCATCGCTGTCCCAGTGGTAGAGGTCGTCTTGGTGTTCTTCATAGCAGACGGTGTAGCCGTCCACCTCGACGCTACTAAAATTATTATCGCTGAAATAATTATCGGAGTGTTCGCAGAAGAAGGCGTTGTTGCCAGTGCAACAACCGCACCATTGCTCCTCGTGACCACGACGGTTGACAATGACGGTCCGGCTGTCATCGGAAGGGTGGCAATCACCGCAATGGCCGCAGTCGAAGGTGTCCTCCGTGTAGTGAATGTCGCCATCGTAGGTGGTGCAATAGTCGCTCCCGTCGATGATGCCTTGAGCCACGAGCCAGTCGCAGAGTTCCTCGGTTCTCTTGCTGGGGCGGGTGTTCTGCCAAACTTTGCGGATGTAGTCTTTGAGTTTCATAATGTCTCCTTTGGTTGTTGGGTTATTACATCAAAGCGGGATCGAACTGCCGTAGGTTCGATAATTGAAATCGTCGCAGGAGAAGACTGCCTCGTAGAGGTCATCGAATCTGTCGGAGTAGGCGAGGATTTCCTCGGGCAACATCCCGATCTTTAGCGCGTCATCGACGAGCCACTCACCATCGACGCCGAGCTTTTCCCGTGCCCTTGCTAGTCGGCGGATGTCTTTCTTGCCATACTCAAGGGCGGTCGATGCGCTCCAGCCGGTGCATGACCAATCCTCCCTGTTATCGGATAACAGAGGGCGATTGAATCCGTAGCCGTAGCAGACCTTCTCGTAGCTGTCGTTGCTATACCAGATGCTCGGAGACTTCTCGTCGTCCCAATGCCCAGCCTCCTCGTTGATGAGGAGGTAGCGTCCGTCCTCGTGGAGGAAGGCGAGCTTCGATCCCCCGATGCTCTGGGCAAAGAGGAACTGGATCGCGTTGCAATTCCACAGGGACTCAGGGTCGCGATCGGCAATGGGCTTGATGACCTGCTCGACATAGTGCCAGGTGTCCGAGTGTTCTTTGGATATGCTCTGTGCAATCGGGATGATCCCGTTGTGCGCCATGTGAACGGCGCTCGATACCTCGAAGGGGTGGCAGTTGGCTTCGTTCTTCAGGCCCGCTGTGGCGAGTCGGAAGTGGACGATGCCTTGCTCCATTGCGAAGGGTCGGTATGCCTCGATGAAGTCGGAGTATTTGAAGAAGCCACGCTCCCTGTGGAGGTAGCTTGTCCCGTCCTCGTTGACCATGCGGACGACGAAGCCTGCGCCGTGTGGGTTGGCGCTGAAGGCGGTCTCCAAGTGATCCTCGGGGATGGTGATGTTGGCATTTTTATAGATGAGTAGGCACATATTATTTATCTTTCTTTTTGTTTGGTTTGCGGCGGTAAAACAAAAGGGAGTTACACCATGTAACTCCCCTTCGTGCAGCCTTGCCGCTTGGCTACAAAGTTTCTTTGTTTAAGGTTTTCTTAAACGGGTTAGTAGAGGTCGCGATCAGCAGGGGTTCCCGCATCGACTACTCGGAACTCCGTTGAATACTCGCCTCGGTAGTCAGCCAAGGCGTCAACTTCAGTAGCATAGATCGCAGTTTCATACTCCCCTTTCATCTTGAAATCAGCCCATCCGTCAAGGTAGCGGACCTGAACCTTGAACCTAGTCAACTTGACTGCTTCATAGTCAGGGCGGTTCAAGGTATAAAGCAAGTAGTCCTGATTGGATTTCGTTGCTTCGAGCAGGGTCCCGCAGTTATGCCAAGAGGATGATTCGATTGGGCACATCCACGACTCACCTGTGATTAGGTTTGTCACTCGGTAAGGGCAGTCAGTTGCATTGATGTCCACGATTTCAACTTTGAGGTCGTGGATGTAGTGGGTTATGTTAGTCTTGCTCATAATCAGTTTCCTTTCTTTGTTAGTGACCTCCCTCGTAAGTGCGGCCTGCTTTGATGGTGCCGTCGGACAGGAAATGAATGATGAACCCATCCCCCAAGTCATTGCTCGGCATGACATCCGCTATGTGGTAAACCCCATCGGGGCGGCAACCTACATACTGCCCGTAAGGCCAGATTCTAACGGTCGTCCCACCAAATTGCGTTTCCACATACCACTCTCGCGGCTTGACCGAACCCCTGAACCCAGCAACCGAGCCTATTTTGAAGTCGGCTTTGTAAGTTTGGTAGTCGATCCACCCGAAAAGATGGAGGACTGAAGTTAAGTCCGCAGTCTTGTCGGGGAAGTGTTCGTCGATGAAGTAGTGCATCGAGCCGCGATCCATGCGGGAGTATTCCAACTCCCTCACATCACTTTCACTTAGCTGGTTTTCTGTATTGGGTGGTGGCTCTGCGTCCAGAATCCCATCCGAGTCTTCGACAACCTCGAAGCGATCTGCGTCCCAGACAAAGGGGTAGGGAGCCTTGTCATCGAGGACAAACCCTCGCTTTACGATAGCCCCTTTATGGTCACGCCCCTTGTCGATGATGAGGTTGACCTTGTGAACTTCACCCTCAACAAGCAGGTCGAAGTAACCACGCTTAACTTTAACTTTAAGATATTTAATCATAGTTTCCTTTCTTTGTTTAAGGTTTTCTTAAACGAGTTAGTAGATGTCGTCATCTGACCCCGTGTTTTCCGGCACAACCCGATATTCCGAGTAGTTGAACTCTTCACGCACCTCGGCGTGAGCCTCGCCGCAAGACATCAACTCAACCTCGTAAGGCCCGCCATCGACAGACACTTTGAGGTCGGCCCACCCATTCACCGAGCGGGTTTGAATCTTCCACTTGGATTCCTTGAACCCTATGATCCTTGATTCATCCACATCGAAGTAGCCTTCTCTGGTCGTCTGGATTGTGGCGTCGTGTTCTTTGGCGAGTTCATTCGCCTCTTCGCTGTCCTCCAGCATAAGCTCGGCTATTTCCATAGCCACCTTTCTGGAAGGGGCTTCAATACGGAAGCTGTCGTGACGAGTGGCTTCCATTACAATTTCAATCTCGAATGTTTTCATTTGGTTTTCCTTTCTTTGTTATCGGCTAACGCCGAGTTGCTTTCTAATCCACGGCTCTGTTGTCTGGTCGCCATGCTCAACCAAGGCATCGAGTGCCGTGTAGAGCAGGGACAACAAGTCGAACTGGTCGGTAACAGGATTGATTGTGGGGTGCGTATCGCTATACCCCTCTCGCTCGTTCTTGTGTTCCTCGAACCAGTCTGTGATCTTCTGGTGCATAGAGTCTAGGAACTGCAACGCCTCCTGTTTCTCTTTCTCCTCGTAGGATTTGTTCATCCAATCAGTTATCAATGAAGCGCCGCCGATGATTTCCTTTCGGTCGAACGGGATGCCGTAAGCCATAGCCATAGACAACTGCGCCATGCTGTAAGCCATCCAAGAGTATTCTTCTTTCGAGAGTGTAGGGTCTAACTTCATAATCAGTTTCCTTTCTTTGTTATCGGGTAACAGGGTTCCAGTAGGCCGAGATGTGCGCCGGAAAATACCGAGCGAGGATGTCGAGGGTCTGCTTGTTCTCTGCTGGGGTGCAGCGGTTCACCTCCTCGATCCACCTGTCGGGATCGGCGGGGATGTGCTTGGCTGATGGACGCCACTCCTCCAAGGGTTTGTTGTTCAGGGTGGCGATGTCGTTTCTTTCTATTCTCATAGGTTGCTTTACCTTTAGGCGCTTTGATTCCCTAGGGAGGTGACAGAGTTACGCCATGTAACTCCGATCCCTATGGGAACTTGCAGTTGCGCCCGACCGCAAGCTGCCGCTCCCTGTTAGCGGATAACAGGAAGCGGGGTGCTTGCGTTCAGGTCAGAGCCAGAACAGGGCGAGCAACGCCCCGATGCCGACGACCAGTCCGGCAAAGTCAGCGATGAGAATAAGCAGGTCTTTCATAGTAGCCTTTCTTGTTGAATGTTTCTTCGATGAGCCGATAAGCCTCGGCCTTGGTTTGCGGAGTGCGGGAGACTCCGAGCTTGCGAAGCGTCTCGATCTGTCGATAGGTCGGCAGAACCTCACGCCATGAAGGAGGTAATAAGTTCATGTGGACTTATTACACCGAGAGCGTGGCAAACGGCTGGTAGGTGAGCCTGTCCGATGTGGGCTGGCTTGGCTTGTCGCCAAGCAGGTTGGCGGGGATCGTGTTCAAGTTGCACCGAACGCGGCGCGAGCCGTGGTTGATGTCAACGCCTTCATGCTTGAGGGTGTTCAAGTCGGCGATGGATTGAGCCGCCATGTAGTTGCGGATGAAGCGATGGCTGGCGTTTTCGTTACGGATGATGATGTCTTTCATATTACTTAATGCCTGAAGTCCCCTAGGTTTAATTGCCCAAAGAGTTAGGGGAGCCTTGGTTCTTTGGTTCTGCTGGTATCAACAGACTGCTGCCCCGTTTAAGGTTTTCTTAAACGAGGCAGAGTGTCTATCGGGTCAGATTAGCTGACCAGCTTGGCGGCGATCTTCGCCGCGAGCTTCTTGTCGATGTTGAACTCCTGCAACACCGCCATGATCTTGGACTTGCGGCCTTTGAGCATGGTCTTCTGCAATTCCGCCTTGGCTTCCTCACTCATCGGGGTGCCGAAGATCGTCTTGGCCCAATAGCTGATCTTGTTGGCTACGGCGAAGTAGGCGGATTTGGCCTTGTCGTCCTTCTTCCGATTCGCCGAGAGATCGGCGAAGTTCCACACGGCTTTCAACTCGTCGCGAAGCTGGTCTTCTGTGATGCCAGATGCCTTGATGCTTGGGATCATGGCGATGACGCTGTCATGCTGTGATTGAGCGGCGACGATGGCATTGACGATGGATTTTAGTGTTACTTTTTTCATTGTGTCTTGTCTTTCTGAAATGCGTTTAAGGTTTTCTTAAACGGCTTGATGAAGGATTGAAGCGGCTGTGGCGGTGTCGCCGATTGGCGACCGCTTCCGTTCATCCCTTCACTGATTCATTGCGCCGTTATCGTTTTTCCCTAGTGAACGGAGGATGCTTGGAATCGCAAACCGATTGCATTTCGCCGAAACATCCAAGGCAACTTTGCTATTTTCGCCATTTTCGCCTGAAACAGGCATGGACACACTAGGACAAAGCGGGACAAGGAATCCATGAACCATTGATTATCAACGACTTACAAAGAATCAGGCACAGGTCAAAAGCCCGCACCCACCACCCACCCCACCACGGTGCCTCCCTATCAGGCGCTGTCCATATAATACTATCTTATATACCGGCTTACAAAATTTTTTCGTTATTTTAAGCGTTATTAACTTTTTAGGTAATTTAGCAAGTCCCTAGGGAAGATAAAAAGCTCAAGCGCAAGCGCAAGCCGCTCGAAAGCTAGAAAACTTAGCCGGAGGCTCTACGATTGGAGGATTTTACTGCGAAGACCGCGAAGCGCGGGCAAAAGTCTCGGTTTTTTCGACTGAAAAGGGGCTCCGATAGGGCAAAAACCCCTGAAAAGGGGGTTTAGAAACGAAAAGGGGGTTTAGGGGGGGATAGGTTTTCGCTAAACCCCCCAAGTTAAAGCTCTATACGATAATGCTTTTACCTCTTTCGGGGGGTTTAGGGGGGAGTAGTATATCTTTTTTAAGAAATAAAATATAATATAAGAAGGGGTATGTCCCATACCTTCCCCGAAAAGAGCCCCCCGTCGATTCCGCCCCCCTAAACCCCCAAACCCCCCGAGATTTCTGTAACGACTTCGTCGAGAATTATTTCTAATTCGTAAAAACCGGGGGGTTTGGGTTTTGCTAAACCCCCCATTCGGGCTAAACCCCCCTCGAAACAAAAAAAGCGCCTATTCAAGGCGCAAAGAATCAAAGAAACAATGCTACAATACCCGCCTATTCGCAGCTCCAGGTCTCAGTTTGCAGCCTGAGTCGAGGAACCACACCAGCGGTGAACGACCGATCCTCGAATACGACCTTGTTGGTCGGCTGGATCGTGAGTCGTCCGTTGTCTAGTTCAAGGAACATGAACTCCTTGTTTTGTTCTGGGGAATCAGAGAACCCCTCGTTCATAGGGGCGGTGGTAAAGAGATACGACCCTCGGTAGGATTTGTCGCCGATGAGGGCGTGGCAGCGCAGGCCGCGGAGGTAAGTGTATTCGTGGACCGCCCAGTCGTGACCGTAGCAGTCCCAGAGTTGAGCGTCTTCCTCGCTCCATAGGGGCTCGGGGTCTTTGGAAAAGGATACAGCGTGCGGGGGGAGGTTTCGGTAAACGGCTCCGCATTCGAGCATGACATTCAGGCCCCACATCCGCCCAGGGATCGACACCAGGCCGAACCACACCCCAGGGACAAAGCCACAGGGAGTTTCGTGCGTATAATTCGAGTCCACCTCGATGTAGAGGTGCTTGGGGAGGCTCCCGATCCGGGTGTTCATAGCTCGCCTCGGATAACTTTTTCCGCCGTCTCGGTCTTTTCGAGCATTCGGTTGATGCGGTCGAGCCAGTTTGTAGCCTTTTTAGGCTTTTTCTCGGTCTTTTTGCGCGGTTTGGTGGAGGGAATGGGTTTGAATTTCTGTTCTGGCGCGATTTCAGTGACCTCGTAGGTCGTGAACCGCTTCCGGCAGCGGGCACATTGCCGTCTGCGGCGGACGCGAAGCTCGTAGGCATCGCGGAGTTTGCGGGAGTCGATGATTTTGGACTTGGCGGCTTCGCAGTGAGGGCACTTCATTTCGTGAACCAGTGCTTAAAGTGCCCAAAGTCGCGGGGTTCTGTGACAAAGGTGTTCTTCTCGCACACATCGCACTTGCCGAAGTGGAAAGTGGACACAGATTTGACCTTGCTAGAGCCGTGTTTTCGTCCGCATGGAACGCAAGCCCAAGATGGGTAGGGCTTTTCTTTCATTTAGAGGTGGACATTTTGACAGACATTAGCGCCTCACGGAGTTCGGTGACGACGCCGAACTTGTCGTTCTCGAAGTCGATTTCAGCCAGTGCGATAGCCCTTTCTGCGATGTAGATTAGTTCTCTAATCTGCTCCCGCGCCTCGTCGCGCTCGCGTTCCAACTGCTGTGCGTGGAGCCGTGGGTTGCAACTGGCGCTATCCCAACAAGCATCCGTCTCTGGTGTATCGGTCATTTAATGTCCTCCCATTTTCCTAATGTTTTAAGAAATGCCTCGGCGCGTTGGCGGGCAGTTGCGCGAATTAGCTTATTGGCTATTGACCATGTAATTGTGTGGTCGTCGTATTGATCTCCTTGCGGAATAATTAGATGGTAAAGGTTCACGGCAAAATAAAAGTCATTATCGAGCGTTTCCCCCGCTTCGTGCATCGCGTTGAGGTCGTTGCAGTAGTCGGGGATTTGAGTTTCCAGCGTTCGATTGCCATGCTCTGTCCGCTTCCAGCCATGCGGCCTTCTTCCAAATTCTACAGGAGCGTGAGAAGACTGAATTTCTTTCCACCCACACGCCTCAGCGATGGCAATGTTGATTTGTTCGTCACTCATTTCGCGCCCTCCTTGAGTTTCTCCAAAATAGACCCTCTCAAGCTCTCAAGGCACTTGATCGCCATGTCGATTCCCGTATTAGTCCCACTCCTAGCTCCATCCATCCAGATCGGTTTCTCGTCGCGTCGAAGCAACTCGATCAATCTTTTGTTCTCTTCTCGCAGTGCGTCGCGCTCGCGTTCAAAACTTTCGCTCGTTGTGGCAAGAACAACGACGAGCTTTCTTCCTTCCGTATCGAAAGCAATAAACGATTTGGCGTCCGTCTCTGGTGTATCGCTCATTTCATTCTCCCATAAAGCCCGCAGAGGGGGCAGGTCGTGAACTTCCTGTTCTTGCGTATGCTATTTGCTTCGATGATGTTCATAACACACGCAGTCAGAATCGTGATCCCTAGGGCGATGAAGCAAATCGTCTCTCCGCTGATGAACTTCTCCCGCTTCATTTCTCGGTATCCAGGAAGTCGATCGCCTCGGCGACGAGTTTTTTGGCGGTCGCGGCCCCGATGAACCGGTAAATCCCGACGAGGGCCTCGTCTCCGGCCTCCAGAACGAAACGAGCCTTGTCAGTGTCTTCGAGTTCCTTGAGCTTGATGCCGTGTTTCTCGGCAAAACGGTTCATTCCACACCCGAGACGGGTCCAGTGGTTCCCGATCAGGCGTTTTTGGGCTTGTTTTTTCTCGTCGCGGAGCGACCAGGCGAGTTTGAGTAGTGTTTCGGTGTTGTCTGTTGTCATAGTTATGCGGTTATTACTGACATCTGTGGTTTGATTTCGTTCAAAAGAAAAAGCCCGCTTCGTGATTGCCAGTTGTGGCGGGCGCACAACCTGAAAGAACGGGCCTAACCTTTCCCGTTTGGCGTTTGTAAGCGTCACGACTCGCTTTTTTCCGTGCTGTCGAAGGTCACATCACCTTTCGGCTCGACCCACGGCAGGAAAATGGAGAATTGGAGGGACTTCTTCGACTTCGGCGCTCTCTTGACCACCTCAACGCCGGTGTCTCCCCTGGCGGCAAGCTCTCGAAGCCGCGCGGACAGGATCGTGTGGGTGATCCCGCGCATCTGTTCCGGTGAAGAACGGAAACAGTTTCCAAGCTCGTCAAGAATCGCGGAGGCAGTGCCGACGAAAGGGGTTTTTCTCTCGGAGGCCGGACGCCTGCCCCACCATTCGGCGAGCTTTTCTTGAATCGAGTAGGCGAGGGAGGTCTGGAAGATGCGCTCCTGAACTTCTTCTGCAATGATTGGTCGAATCCCATAGCGCCCCCGTTCGTCGAGCACTTCTTCTGGGGGGTTCCAAGCTCTAAGCCAAGCTAGAAAGTGGGGCAGTTCCGTCTTTTCGATGTTTTTGAAGACCTCCGAAGGCGGGTGGTCCTCCCATGATTTCATATAGACGGCAATCATCTTGTCGGCGTTGCTGATTTCGAGGTTCGGCATGAGCCGGATTGAGAACGGGTCGTCGTTGAGGGCGAGGACCACTCTGCCCGCCCAGGAAATCTCGGTCGGGGTCTCGAACTTTTTGTGGTAGGAGTGGACTGGGTTCGCAACGAGTTTTTTAATCTGCGCCGCATACTGGTTGCGCTTCTCCTCGCTACTGGCTCCGCGGGCGTCGTCGATCACCGCGAGCGGACTCTCGAATACATCCGCAGTAAAACCTCCGGCGTCCCCGCTTGCCATGGAGGAGAAATCGGCAAAGCCTCCCATGGCGGGTTTGAGGACCTTGTGAATCGTCCACGACTTGTAGCAGTGAATCGGACCGACCATGGCGAGAGCCTGCCCTGGAGCGAGTTCCCCCTCCTCGGCGCTTTCGTAGAAGCGTTTGAACCACGCGAGGAAAAGGTCCTTGTAGATCGGCTTGGCGAAAACATTGTCATAGACTTGGGCGATGAGCGGGAATCGCACGCCCCAAGCCCCCGCGATCTGCGCGGGCTCCATGAGCTTGATCGTGGAGGTATTGAGGAATTTGCGCCCGCCACGAACGAAGATGTCGTTCTTGTGGTATAGGAACGGAGCGGCCCCATCGACACGGCGGTGCTTGAGAATCGTGTGCTTGGCGCGGTCCAGCGGGGACGCTGTCTGCCCCTTGGCGGCTCGGTCGGAGAAGCCCCGAACCTTGAGCATGGAAGTCACCATGCCGCCTGCCAACAAACGCCAGATGTTGTCTGCCCCGCGGTCGTAAAAGTTGCGCCCGTCAAAAGCGATGTCATCGAACTGGTCGGGATCGACCGAGTGCCCGACTTTCAGCTTGCGCTTTGCATCGTCAATGGCTGCGGAGAAGGCGTCGGGTTCAGATACAGGAGCGTCTGCGTCTTCCCCGTGTCCTTCCTCTCCACGAACGGGAGCCTCGTCAGCCTCACCGCTGTCAGACTCCCCTGGCAGGCCCCCAGCGGAACTACCAAGCTCGCCAATTTTCTCACTCTCTCGCTCCACTGCTCCTTCGAGGTCGCGTTGATTAAGATGATCGAGTGCGCCGACTCGTTCCCCGAAAGGGTTATGGAAACGATCGGGAGTGGGAGTTTTTTCAGTATTGTCAGCCATAGGTTAGGTTCAATTTTGTCGCTTTCAACGAGAGCGAATTTGTAGGCCGATATGCTCTCCTCGGCTCGACGACTCGCTTTCCCGAGTCGTTCGATAAATGTTTTCTCGCCGCTGACGGGGTTCATCAGGAACCAAGCTCCGACGCGGTTGTTTCTGATGACCCAGTCCAAGAATCCCCTGGGTGTCGAGTGGCCCCACACCATCTGGCCTTGGCTCCGTTCGTCGTTAAAGACGACGGTTCTCTCCCCATCGGCATAGACCATGCGGAGGTAGTCATGCACCGTGACACTGCGAGGGTCGATCGGGCTCATAGCCTCGATTTCCTCGAAGGAAGTCGGTCCCTCTTTGGTGGCTTCCTTGATGGCATCGGGGTCGAGATCGTGGCGCGGGATGTAGTGTGTGCGGTTATGCAACCCGCCCCCGCGAATTTTGCGGAGGGTGTTTTCGACTTCTCCTGGCTGGGCAGGGCGAGACATCCAGTGGTCCACCCACGCCTCGATGTCGTCATCATCCAAGCCTGCGTTCACGAGCCCGTTGATGACGAGGTAGAGCCATCGGTGGCACCCTTCGCCAGACGGAGGGCACTCCGGCAAGCACAAGTCACTTGGCTGATGTTCCTTCGGGTCGATCATTTTTCGGTTTCTTGAATATCCGGTCGTAGTTCTCCCGATACTTTTTCCAATCGGTGTTTGCGCGGGCCTGTGGCCCTGTGCCAGTCCTTACTTTTTTTAGTTCGATCGTTTTGCTCATAGATTTCCTGACAGACGCGGCGGATGCGCTTTTCGTTAAGCCCGAGCGCGAATGCCATCACTTCAAAGGCGTAGGAATTAAAAAACCTCATCGCGGCATCCCGCTCGGTTTTAAGTTCGAGATCGGCTCGCGCTTGCTCGATGATCGCGCATAGGACGCGCCTGGCCCCAATCGTGTCGAGGGGAGGGAAGTTATTTGACATAGCTTTTCGTGAGGTTCGCTTCGGCTCCGACGGGGAGATCGGCGCACCAGTCGGGTGCGGTTGCCATGATGGATTCGATGTCCTTGAGGGCGTCATCCGCTTTGTCCTCATCGACG